GGCGCCATGTCGAACACGCGGACGAACGCCTACCTGAGCAACCCGGACCCCAAGAACCCCGGAGTGCTACAGCGGCTCGACTCGCTGGAGAAGGCCGTCAAGCAGATCCTCACGAACACCACTCCGCCCGATCAACCCAACAAACCCTGAGAGGCAGACATGACGAATCCCAACCCGTCCGGCAACTATCCGGTCGAGCTCAAGCTGAAGGTCGCAGCTATCGCGCAGTACCTCGTGGGGCTCATTCTCGTGGCCGCTGTCGCAGGGCTGACCGGCGGCAACCTCGTGGCGGATCTTCCCGACTGGGCATCGGCGCTTCTGGCGCCCGTGCTGCCAGTACTCGCTTCCTTCGCGGCCGGCTACAGCGCGAGGCACCAGTACAGGGCCACGGAGGCATCGCCTACGGCTCGGCCGCTCCCGTAACCTCTAGGCGCGCGGCGTACGCGGACGGCTTCGTCTTCCTCTGTGGCGAGAGCTAGGCGCGCGGCGTAGGAGCCGGTACCTGTTGGCGAGCAGGTACCGGCTCCGCCATCTCTAATGCAAGTTAGGCCGTTCGGCGGTACTTCAACTGCAAATACAGCCCTACGCTCAGGGCGTACCGCCCGACGAACTGCCGCCGAAGGAGCCACGATGAGCCACCCGAACAGCTACGCGAGTCGCGGTAGCCGGAACGGTGGCGACAAGCGCGGCAGCGCAGCGGCGCGGCGCGCTCGCAAGGCTTGGTTCCTCTCGCCGCTGTCCGGCTTCGGCGGGAACGGCGAGACCGTGCCTTGCGTCCACTGCCAGACCGAACTGGCCTTCGAGGACATTGAAGCCGATCGGATTGTCCCAGGCGGGAGCTACCGGCGCGAGAACGTACAGCCGTCCTGCCGCCCGTGCAATATCGCCCGCAGCGACGACTCGACCTGGGCGCCGAGTCGCGTTCTCGTCAACGCCTAGCCCGAAGGAGCCACAGATGAGCGTCTACCACGGACAGTGCAGGGGTTATCACAACACCACGGCCGAAGCGCGCAGCTGCGCAGGAGTCGGCTACGGCGGAGAGACCAAGTCCTACCGGCCGGCACAGAGCTACGTGGGCGGCAACCGACAGATGCCGTCCAACCGCGTCGGAACGCTGTCCGGCGACCAGGCGACGTTCAATCAGGAAGACTACGTGCGAGTGCTGTACGCGGAACGCGACGTGCCGGAGCGCGTCATGGACGCCATTCCGGAGCTACGCGAACGGCTGTTCGACATCGCGGGCAACCCGACAGCCGCTGACATCTCTCGCAACCCGGATCTCGCGGACGCGCGCAAGTTCGTCTCGAAGCGCGACGCCAGCGCGCTGATCGACTTCCTCCAGTCCGGCGCATGCACGCGGAAGCCGAAGCCTGCTGCGGCGAGCGAGCCGAAGGCGCAGGAGGTTCCCGAAGGCAAGTACGCGCTCGCCGGAGATGACGGCATTGTGCGATTCTACAAGGTCGATCGACCTGCCAAGGGCCGTTGGGCCGGCTACGTCTTCGTCAACGGTCTGATCGGCGCGCCCGGCAGCTTCAACGAGGTCAAGTTGGGCCGCTCGACTCAGCGCGACATCCTGTCGGCTCTCGCCAAGGCGCCCGAAGAGGCCGCGCGGCTGTTCGGCCGGAAGTTCAAGATCTGCGGCTACTGCTCCTCTCCGCTGTCGCTGCTCCGGAGCCGCGCATCCGGCTACGGCGAGACCTGCGCCCATAACCACGGCTACTGGTACGCGAGCCAGAAGGAAGCGGAAGCCATGCTCGCAGAGGGCATTATCAGCGAGTAGTCGCAGCCCGAACGGGGCAGTAGTATCGCGCGAGCGAGCTACTGCCCCGTCCGTCTCGCCAATACAGAGGAGCAGCGAGTGTCTGTCAATCAATTCCTGGCAGAGCGATTCACGCCAGATAACGTGCTCGACTCGATAACCAAGATGTGCGCCGAGTGGCACGCAATCGAGAACGGGAAGGCTCTGCTGGAGGAACGCGACGACTTCCAACGGGCCATTGGGAAGCTCTGGGGCATCGAGAGCAGCTTGGCATTCCTCATGGATGTGGAGCGCTCCAAGATCCGCACGGAGCTCAAGGCTGGTCGGCTGTGAAGATCACGCCGACTACTGCGGCTGATCGGAAGACTCGCGGCGCTGCCGTCGACTTCATCGTCCAACTCGACCATATGGGCGGGCAGGGACAGGCTGAGGCTGGCCAGGGCGCAACGTACTACATGAGCCGCGAGCTACTACAGGAGCTAGGCCGCGCCATTGGCGAGGCTCTGCTACCGGGCGTGCGCGGGAAGCTCCTGGACCGGTACTGGGCTGAGCTAGACGACATCATGGAACGGCTACAGGCCGGAGCCGAAGCAGAAGACGACGTCGGGAAGGCGCGCAACGCTGCCTACTTCATCGCCATACTCAAGAACGCCGTACAGCCGGACATGGAGGCCGTCCGCGAAGAGGCGTACGACCGATGGGCCGCAGCGCACCCCGACGAAGCCGCAGAGCAGTCGAACTGAAGTTAGGCCGTTCGGCGGAGTTGCAAGTGCCGAACCGCAACTAGGCTCAGGGCGTACCGCCCGAGCCGCCCGACCCGAAGGAGCCACCGATGACCGAAACCGCCGCCTGCCGGACCTACCTGGACCGCTGGTACGCCGCGAAGCGCCAGGGCAAGCCGCTGCTGATGGCCAAGGCTGTCGCGGAGGCCGTCACGGTCCTGCCGACGTCGGCCGAAGTCGCCTACTTCGTCCGGCGCGTCCGGACCGCGCTCGGCATCCAGGACCTGGAGCTCATCCCGGCCGCGAAGTTCATGGTGGACGTCGAGAAGGACGGTTCCTGGAAGCCGAGCCTCAGTAACGTCTCGACCGACGATCTGCGCGCGGTTGTCGCGGAAGCCGCCAGCTTCCGGATCGACTTCGCGAACACCGCACACCACTACGGTACGGCCGTCTTCTACTCGATGCCGAACGGGACGCACTTCCGCGCCTTCTCGACCGACTACGCGCTGTCCGAGACCTACTTCAGTTCCTAACCGGCCCCGACTACTCGCCACCCGCAGAACACACAGAGGAGACCCGAAATGACCGTGACCGTGAAGCGCGGAGCCGGCCGCCCGGCAGCGTCGGCCCGGACGGCGAAGGCCGCGCAGCGGACCGTCAATCCCGCAGACATCAAGACCGAAGGCGACTTCGTGGAAGCCGCGAGCGCCATTCTGACCGGAAATGCAACTGTCGCGAAGGCGCCGGCTCGGAAGGCCGCGCCGGCATCCTCGGTTCCGGTCGGGCAGATGACCGACCTTGAGCTGGACGTCGCGCTCTCGAAGGTCACGCCTGGCTCGAAGCGCGAGGCTGCGCTGAAGCGCGAGTCGGTGCGCCGCGCCGACGCGAAGCCGGCCGCGAAGCGCGCGACTCGTACCACGCCCGCGAAGGCCACGCCGGAGACTCCGGCCGAGACGCAGAAGCGCGGGCGTGCGAGGAATGCCGGTATCCGCGAGCAGGAAGCAGCGCAGGATGCGAAGCGCGCCGTCAAGGCCGCTCCGGCCAAGTCGGTCGCGAAGGCGCCGGCCGCGAAGGCGGACGGCTCCGCGAATTCGAAGGTGGCGCGACTCCAGGACGGCGCGAAGGCGAACGGCTGGAAGTCCGCCGTTACGGAGAAAGGCAGCAAGGTCTCGGTCGCCCTGTCCCGGGATGCGGAAGTGATCGTGGTCAACTTCGACAGCGGGAAGCTCGACCTGACCGACATGCCGTCGTACACGTCGGCCGGCCGGACCGTGAAGCTGCGGAACGTCTCGCAGGTCCTGTCCCAGATGGAAGGCGGCCGGCTCGCCGTCAAGGCCGCTCCCGGCCGGAAGGGTGTTGCGTCCGCTGCGTCGCAGACCCCCACACGGAAGGCAGCCGCCAAGCCGCGTGAGCAGCGCTTCCCTTTTGACCCGAAGTCCGCGACCGATGACGAGGTGCGCGATGGCGTACGCGGCCGGACTGTTCGTTGGGTGAACGGGATCTCTCGCGCTGTCGAGGATGCGGTCGTGGCGGCTACTCGGACCATCGAGGTCATGGACCCGAAGACCAAGAAGTCGGTCGAGGTCCACAAGGCCGCGTTGGTGGACGTCGCGCCGCACCCGAAGCGGAACACGCGCGTGGTGACGTTCACCGACGTGGCGTCGGGTACCACGCGTAGCGTCGCGCTCGACAAGCTCATCGAGGTCAGCTAGTCCCCATTCGGCGGACGGGCGTGCCGTGAGAACTACTCCGGCCGCCCGTCCGTTCACCATTTGAGGAGAGTCATGGATATCGCGAAGCTGTTCGACACGTCGCCTCCGGCAGAGCCGCTTACCTCGCTCGGCGCTATTCTGCGGGATTGGGAGCGACGGACTGCCCCCGGCGGTGGACTCGACACCCGCAGAGATGCTGTCGTCGCCTACTGCGCCGAAGCCGCAGTTTGGTGGATTGCGGTAGAGCGCGCAGTACTGTCGCGGGACGCAAATGGTAAGCACCACAATCATCAGTCCAAAGTCGACTTGAATGCGCGGATCGAATTCGGCCGACAGATTCTGCGGGGGTCAAGTAACCTGGCGAAGACGTTCGACGCACTGTATGACGAATTCGAGCGCATCCGGCCGAAGGGCATCGGCCCGGTGACGACGTATGACGTAGCCGTGCGATGCGGCGCGTACCTCAGGCTTGAGCCGCAGTCCCTGTACCTCCATGCTGGCGTCCGCGCGGGTTGGCTCGCGCTGGTCCCGAGTTGGACACAGCGCCACGTCGGGCGCATACCGCGTACAGACTGGCCGGCTGAGCTTCGCGGCATGCGAGCGGATGACCTAGAGGACTTCCTCTGCACGTACCGGACGATCTTCCTCGATCTGCAACGTTAGGCCGTTCGGCGGTATGCAAGTTGCCGATCTGGCGATACGCTCAGGCGGTACCGCCCGACCGAAGGAGCCGCGAGATGCCCGTGACCGAGACCTTCACCCCGAAGACCACGAAGTACGGCGACGTGGTCTGGACCGGATTCTTTACCGACCCGAACGCGCGGCCGATGAAGTCCGGCGGGACCACCTACGTTATGGTGAAGGCCGGAACGTCCGGATTCAACCGGGATGACTCGAAGGGCATCGCGGAGGTTCGGCAGAACGTCGCGGACGGCGGCTGGGACATCGTTCTCTACGGCTCCGTGGTCGCCAATGAGCACTACAAGGTCGATGCGCAGCGCGAGCTCAAGTCCCTCTTCCTGTAGTCGAACAGCGGAACCGAAGGAGCCACGAAGATGACCGAGCAGACCGCGAGCGCGAAGCTCGACCGAATGATGCTGGCGATCCAGAACCTTCTGGCGCAGGCCGACCATCCGAACACGTCCGAGACGGAAGCCGCCACATTCCGCGCCAAGGCCGAGTCTCTCATGGCGAAGTTCCGGATCAGCGAGACGGAGTTGAACGAGAGCGCGACGATGCCGCTCACCGTTCCCGTCTTCCGGACGATGCCGGCCTACCCGACGTCTTCGCCGTACCGGTTCGCCTACTTGGACATGCTGTCCTCGATTCTCTGGCACTGCGGCGTCCGGGCCGTCATGCGGTACGGGTACGACGCGACCAGCGGACAGCGTATGGCCTCCGCGCACATGTGCGGCTACGAGTCGGATCTGCGATATGCCGAACTCCTCTACACGGCAGCCCGGACGTTCTTCATGTCCCGCATGGAGCCTGGGATCCAGGCCGGTCTGTCGGACCAAGAGAACGTCTACGGTCTGCGGTCGGCCGGCACGGAGCGGATTCGGATCGCAGAGATGATGGGGTGGGGTACGACCGGCAGCGCGACCGCGAAGGTCACGCGGCTCTACAAGGCCGAGTGCGAGAAGCGCGGAGAAGACCCGAAGCTCACCGGTCGTTCCGTCTCGGTCAAGAGCTACCGCGCTGCGTTCGCGAAGTCGTTCCCGACCGAGCTCAACTACCGGCTCTACCAGTCCCGCGACGCTGCGGCGCGCGACTACTCTGGCGGGCTGCCTGTATTGGCGAACCGCGCCGAGAAGGTCAACGAAGCCTTCTACCAGAGGCACCCCGATCAGCGTCCGTCGCATGCTCCGGCCGCGCCTATCGACCCGAAGCAGGCCAAGAAGAACCTCCGCGCGGCGCTGGCCGAGATGGCGCGTGAGCGGAAGCTCATGGAGTCGACGTCCGGCCGGCTGGGCGAGCGCGCCGGAACGTCGGCCGCGCAGATGGTGGACCTGGGAGGTAACGACGCGGCCAAGCGGATCGACCCGAGCAACTAGCATTCCCCGTGTGCGACTCACAGAGAGAACAGACATGAAGAAGAGGATGGTGGCGGCCGCCATAGGATCGGCCGCCATCGGCGCTATGGTTACTGGCGGCGTGGCGACGTCCGCACCGGCTCGGATTCAGCCAGTAGCGCCGACAGCGCGAGTCATGCCCCGACCGGTCGCGCCGATCACGCCATGCAGGATTGCGGCGCCGACGACAGCGCCGCAGTTCAATTCGATGCTCGGTCGGGTCCAGGGTTGGCAGGCTGGCGACGGCGGCCATACCGCGATCATGGACAATGGTCGGCGCGCCTGGGCGTTCGGAGACAGCCTCCTGGCCGACAACCAACTCCACCACAACGCTCTCGTCATCCAGGACAAGGGCTGTGCTAAGAGCGTCCAGATGGCCAGCGAGTTCATCCCGAACTCGCAGTGTGGCGACGACCCGACTACTGCGGCGGGAGAAGGTTACTGCTGGGGCGGGCCGATCGCATATTCCAATGGAAAGCTCTTCATGCTGGCGCCGCAGGTGCGAAGCGTGCCGGGCTGTGTTGGCGCCTTCTGCTTCCAGGGCGTGGGCGTGATCCTCTTCACCTGGAATGTGCCGCCGCGCGGTCTGCCTGTGCTCGCGAGCGCGGTGCCGATCCCGGCAGCAGCCGGCATCTTCTGGGACAGCGCGCTATCCATCTCGGCGGACGGCACAGCGATGTACGTCTATGGCTACCGTGACGATGGCGACCCGTGGACCTTCGGCTATGACACGTACCTCGCCGTTACCAGCCCGACCGTCAGCCCGGCTACCAATTGGGCTTACCGGACCGCAGGAGACTGGTCGCCGGACGTCATGGACGCGCGGCCGATCGTCGGTGCAATCAGCGGTCCGGAGACCAGTGTCTCCATCCACACTTCAGGCGGTAGCGTCGTGATGACGTCGACAGCTGACGGCGGATTGGGACACGTAGTGACGGAGTGGACGTCTCCGAACCCATGGGGTCCGTGGACGACTCGCGCTGTCGCGGACTACCCGGACACCGCAGACCACATGTGGTACCTACCGCTTCACGTCGCGGGCACGAGCGGCCTCCGGGTCATATCGCAGAACTGGCCGCATCGGCCGCTGTCCGACATCCCCGCACACCCGGCAGACTTCCGCGTCCTGGTGTTCTAGCCTGCATGGCCCTACGATGGACGGAGACGCAAGATGCGAAACCGACGTACCGCGAACACCGACAGTGGCGCTCCCAGGCCGCTACGGCCAGTACAGGGCCAGGACGCTGCTGCCGGCATCCAGAGCGGCCAGGGTCGCAACCGCGCTCGGCTTGAGGACCAGGCGCGGCGCGGCCTGCCCGGTACACCGCAGCTGGCCTGCGGCTCGAAGGGCTGCTACCGGCCCTGGGCCGACCACCTGACCGCGAAGGGCAACCCACGCGTCTGGGCGAAGGGGCACGCGCCGGCCGACTTGGCGACTATGGTGCGCCGGACCGAGCGACAGAACCGGACGTTCATTCGACATGCTCTCGGTCGCTCGGCCGCCAAGCGGAAGGCGCCGGCTTCGTTCCTGACGCACATCGCCGTGAAGGTCAGCCCGACCCGAGTCATCCGCATGACCATCGAGGAATATCAGGCGATGCGCGCTCGCGCCAACCGCGAACAGCCGTCAGACTAGACGTGCAGCCGGGCGGTATTGAGCCGCCCGGCACTAACCGAAGGAGCCACGTCATGCGTAAGGCAATCACCTCTCTGACCGGAGCGCTCGCCTTTGGATTGCTGTTGGTTGGATGTGGAGTTCCAGTCACCACTTCAACCGTCAAGATTCGGATCGACTGTGTCATGAACGGAGGCAAGGCGCCCGGGTACAGGTTTGAGTTCCTTGGACGGACAGATAACCGTGGCCTGAGTTACAACACCTACACGTTCACCACGGCCGCAATCACGCAGATGGACTTCACGATGACTCCGCTCGGCGGTTTGCACAAGGACGGAGTGATGCGTTGCGACTTCACTGTTCTGGCGCCGACTGCTAAGGGCAAGGACGCGCCGGGCACAGTGCTGGGGCACAAGACCATTAACGGGCCGCATGACAGGAAAGGCGAGACCATCCACATCGTGCTCGTGTCCGGCAAGGTCGGCATGGACTAGCGGCAACTGCTGTTCGGCGGGTACGTTCGCGGCTCGCCGCGCAGGAGGTTGGACATGGGAGACAGGGTCCGCATCGAGAAGTACCGCAACCGGATTCACCTGCGGACCGACTACACGTCCAACTCTGATCTATTCGCTGAGAACCTCGCGAACATCAAGTCAATACCAGGCGCCAGCTTCACAGACGCCAAGGTCTGGACGTTCCCTCTGGACCTTGGCGTCTGTCGACGCATGCGAGGCGTGTTCGCGGATCGGCTCGACATCGGGCCGGAGTTGACGGCTTGGGGTCGCGCTGAGCTCGCTAGGGAGCGCTCCTTGCGGGCTACGTTGGCGGTAGACGGCCGTACTCCCGTGGACCTACCGAACGTCCGACAGGTTGCGCCAACTCTGTACGCGGCCATGCTACGGCGCGGCTATCAGACCGTGGCGGCTCGGTTCGGCGCCGACTGCGGCCCGCACGGCAACTTCGATGAGCAAGGGCTCGGTAAATGCATTGAGTCGTTCGGCGCGCTAGTAGAGGCCGGTTGCTTCGGGCGCGGCCTAATCATCGCGCCGCGAACCGCGCTGACGGCGACTTGGATCCCTGAGATTGAGAAATGGCTTCCAGAGCTAGACGTCTCCGTCATGTTGGCGACAGTTCGTGAGTCGGCTGGTTCGCGCGGCCGAGCCATAGTCGAGGCCGGCAATGCCGACCGTGTAGCGGCTATTGAGGAGTTCGTAGCAGAGTCAGCCGACAGCAAGAACGCATTCGACTTCCTTTTGGTCAACCCGGAAATGCTACAGACGACTCGGACTTGGAAGTGCCGAGGAGTAGCCGAGAACGGTCAGCCGCGCGGCATTCACGAGACGATGGTCTCGGCGCAAGCATGCCCGGACAAGCGGACGCACAAGTTGCTGCTTGATCATGCGTACCCGCTACTCCATACGACCGAATGGGACTTCATAATTGGCGATGAGGTCCAGCGCTACCTAGTCAACTCCAAGAAGCGGAAGGCGAGCATGGTGGGGCTCGGCTTCCAGACCCTCAATACCAAGCCGCTCGACAACGGCGACGGCATGCGGATCGCTCTCACCGGTACGCCTATGAAGGGCCGGCCGCGCAATCTGTTCCCCATTCTCGCCTGGCTGCGGCCGAAGGTCTACACGTCGGCGTGGACTTGGCAGCAGCGCTACCTCGCCTCGAAGCCGAACCGCTACACGCAGAGCGGTGTGGAGTACCTAGACCAGGTCCGGCCGGAGATGATGGCCGAGCTAGACCGCGAGTTGAGCCGCATCTGTATCCGCAGGACGTCCGGCGAGCTACGCAGCCTCAACCCGGCTTGGGCTCCACCGCCTATTGCCTACTATGAGAAGTGGGTAGACCTTGGGCCGCGCCAGCGGAAGCAGTATGACGAAATGGAGTCGCAAGCTGTCGCGGATATCAGCGGCCGACGTCTGACTGCAGACAACACGCTTGCCGTCATCACTCGGCTCAAGGAGTTCGCAGGCTGTGAGATGAAGTTCGACAAGCAAGACCGCTTCGTGCCGGGCAAGGACTGCGCGAAGCTCGATTGGTTGATGGACGAGTGGTTGCCCGGCCTGGGCATCTCATCCGACGCAGACGACTCCGGCCCCAAATGCGTCATCGCATCGCAGTTCACGCTGTTCATCGACTTCTACTCCGCCCAATTGAAGCGCGCCAAGATCCCGCACTTCGTCATTACTGGTGCGGTTGACGACACGGACCGAGCGAGGTTCGCGGCTCGGTTCTTGAAGCCTGGTGGACCGCGCGTGTTTCTCTTGAACACGTATGCCGGCGGACTGTCCTTGACGCTCGACTCGGCCGACTACGGCGCCATGATGGATGAGACGTACGTTCCCGACGACCAAGACCAGGTCGAGAAGCGTATCCACCGAACGTCGAACGTCGAGCACTACGTGAAGTGGTACTACGTCCGGGCGCGCAACACGGTCGAAGAGGGCATTGCGAAGATGGTGGAAGAGAAGGACTACAACGCAAAGCGGATACTTGACGTCAGGCGCGGTATCGCGTACGCCAGGAAGGCCTGGGGAGTCACTATCAAGGAGTAGCTATGTGGATCTGGGCGGTAGTCTGGCCAATCGTCGCTATGCTGCTGTATGGCGGATTCAGTCTCGGCTACCGGATCGGCTATCGAGCCGGCCGACAGGACAAGCAGGCCGATGTGGACTGGGCGCAGCGTGTCGCGAGCGGCCGCACCGACTGGGACCAATGGGGTAACCCGCCCGCATATGTCTCGACAGCAGACATGACGCATGGCGGCTCCGTCTTCCTCTCTGCTGCTGATGAGGCTGCAACCGACGCCATAGAGCGCTAGCCAGTAGAGTCGCGGTCTGACGCTCTACTGACACAGAGGGAGAGAAAGAAATGCCCAAGCGAGTGCCGCTTCTGGAGGCCAGCCCGCGCTACGAGTTGTACGCGGAGTGGCTGCTGCAGGAGCACGAGTATGAGATCCCGGCCGACCACCTCCAGATCGCCGTCCAGCGGTACCACGACTTCCAGTCCAGCGACATGAACCAGGAGGCCAACGCCGCGCGCATCGCCGCGAACGCCGAGAAGAAGGCGCCGGCCAAGGCGACGAAGGCCAAGGCGACGAAGGCGACCAAGGCCAGCAAGGCGAAGGCCAGCAAGGCGACCGAAGCCGACGACGCGGACGACGAAGACGAGTCGGACGAAGCCGAGCCGGCTCCGGCGAAGGCGCCGGCCAAGCGCGCGGCGCGACCGGCCACGAAGGCGACGCGCGGCAAGGCGGCCTTCTAGCCCAACAGCGGCGGGCGTGCGGTCGGTGGGGGAAGACGATCGCACGTCCGCTCAAAAGGCCAGACCTGTATACCAGCTGCTAGTCGCGAAGTTTGGGTGGCTCCTTCCTTCGTCACGTCGGTGGGTACAGGTCTGGCCCTTTGAGCGAGAGCGCCGAGAGGGAGCCATGACAGAGGATGCAACAGTTCTACTGACGTCCACGGGTCGCAGATCATTCAAGCGCTGTCCGCAACGTTGGCAATGGGCCTACGTCGACGGACTCAAGCCAATCGACATGGACCTAAAGCTCTGGCTAGGTATTGGGATTCACATCGCGCTCGCTCGGCGGTATGGGCCAGGGCAGCGGCGCCGACGCGACTTCATCGACAAGTTCCGCGAGTACTGCGCGGACGACTCGCTGTCGCAGGCAATTCGTCTCAAAGCCGAAGGCGACTCGCTTATGGCGGCCAAGTGGACGTCGGCTTTGGAGCTAGGCGAAGCCATGTTGACGGGGTACCGCGAGAAGTACGGGCGCGACAGGAACTGGGACGTCATCTATACCGAAGAGCAGTTCCAGATTGAGATTCCCGACCCGCGCTCGCGCTCCCGCAGAGACACGCTCGGCCGGTTCGCCTCAACGTTCGATGGTGTGTACCGAGACCGGTCTGACGGCCTTATCAAGCTCATGGAGCACAAGACAGCGGCTCAGATCCGGACCAACCACCTGAACAATGATGACCAGGCTGGTGCATACTGGGCGTTCGCGACTGCTGTGCTTCAGGACAAGGGTGTGCTTGGGCCGCGCGAACGCATCGCCGGCATCACGTACAACTTCCTCCGGAAGGCGTTGCCGGACACTGACCGGGAGCGGAACGCCGAAGGGCTCTACCTCAACAAGAATGGCTCCATCTCGAAGCAACAGCCTGCACCGCTGTTCGCCCGACACTTCGTGGAGCGGACACGCGCTGAGCGCGCGAACCAGGTGCGTCGGATTGCTAATGAGATGATTATCATGGAGCAATTCCGCGCAGGTAACCTCCCGATTATCAAGAACAACACCATGGACTGTTACTGGGATTGTGAGTTCTACACCATGTGTACGTTGCATGAGCAAGGCGCCGAATGGCGCGAGTTCCGTGAAGCACAGTTCATTCGTGTCGACCCGCACGCGAACTACCGTCCATCCACAGAGGAGTGACACATGCCGAACACTGGCCGGAGCGACTACGGCTTCATTACCATGCCGGACATCCCGGACGATGAGCCGGTCTTCCTACTTCGCGCAAAGGACGCAACAGCGCCGTCCGCAGTCCGTGCGTGGGCCGATGAGCTGCGTCGATGCGGCGGTGAGAAGGCCACCGTTGACCAGGCACTCGATCACGCCGATGAGATGGAGCGCTACGCGGACACGCACTACCGTGGCGGCAAGGTCCCAGACGCGCCGGCTCCGAAGGAGTAGCAATGTCAGTAAGCATGATCGAGGTCTGGCTCAACCCGCGCATGAAGGATGAGCCAGACTTCACATTCGAGCCGACGCATTCGACCGTCATCGGGCATGTGCTCGAAGGCGACTGGATTGGTATCTACTCGCAGGTCAAGGACGGCTATAACGGCGCCAACCGGCATTGGGTCTTCCCGGCAAGTCAGGTCCATCACGTTCTCGTCACCGAGTTGGTGCAGCACTAGTGGTCACGTACCCGCGCGCCATCCTCGATATTGAGGACTTCACCGAGTCACAGAACTGGCTGGTGCACGGCGATACCGGCTCCGGTAAGACGCCGTGGTGCTGTACGCAGCCGCGAACACTCATCCTGGGTGTCGACAACCAGGGCACTATCTCGGCCCGACAGTCGGCGCCGAAGGGCACGAAAGTCTGGCCCATCCACAAGTGGCCGGACTTCGAGGAGGCATTCAAATTCATCTGGAAGAATCCCAGTGCCTTCGATTGGGTCGTGGTCGACACTGTCACAATGGCGCAGACCCGACTCATGCGGCATATCTTGGAAATGGAGTACAAGCGCAACCCAGGCAAGCGCCGCAATACCTACATCCCTGAAATTCAGGACCACCAAATGTGGCAGAACCAGCTCAAGCGGTTCGTCATGGACTTCAACGAGCTACCCGTCAACATGATCTGGACCGCGCAGTCCTTCGAGCGCGAAGACGCGGAGGGCAACCCTCAGGTCTGGCCGCTGCTACCTGGCGGGAAACAGGGCTACGAAATGGCAGCATGGCTCGTAGCCCAAATGCATGTTATCGGGTACATGCGTGTTCTGCGGGCGAAGGGTCCGAAGGGGGTCAGATCAGTTCGGAAGATGCTCTTTGACAAGCGGCCGCCTTACATCGCTCGCGATAGGTTCGGCGTCCTTCCGCCGGAAGTCACAGTGCGCGATGGGACGATCGACAAGGTGACCATAGGCCAGCTGACGGCGCTGATCGCAAAGGCGCCTGACGCGGTACGACAGCGCGCGCAGAAGCGCGTTGAGGAGTTCGATGACAACGTGGAGTTGGACCCCACGGAGGCCAGGCCTGTACGCAAGGCTGTGCCCGCAAAGGCACCAGCAAGGACAGCGCGCCGTCCGGCGCGTAAGCCGACAGAGGGAGCAAAGTAATGCCAAAAGTGAAGTGGGCACTTTCCGGTGACACGGAGGAACTGGAAGGCGGCTCCTTCTATGATGGTGCATGCCCGCCCAAGGGCATGTACGTCGTGGCCCTGAAGCGGATGGGCCTGAAGGTCAACAAGTCCGGCGACGACATGTGGAATGCGCTCGTGGAGATCCGCGAGACGCGCAACGCGAAGAAGAAGTTCAACGGATACGCCTTCTGGTTCAACCGGAACCTGACGGAGGCCGGAGCGCGGTTCGTCCGCAACTTCGTGGAGAAGGGTCTCGGCATCCCGTGGGAGAAGTTCCTCAAGATGGGCGCCGTGACCGAGTCGACCGACAAGCCGACCAACGTCGTGTCCCTCGCTGGCGTCAAGATCGCCAACGAGCCGCTCATGACGATCATGGCCAAGCGGCGCCGGCAGAACGATGATCCGGACGGCGAGTGGGAACTGGTCGCGGACGACTTCGCGCCGGCATTCCCCGGCATCGATCCGGCCACGCTGTCGGATGACGAAGAGGAGTATGACGAAGACGAAGACGACTCGGCCGCCGTGGAAGACCCTGAGGACCCATTCGCGGCCGACGACGAAGACGACTCGGACGATGAGGACGATGACGAGTCGGACGACGAAGACGAAGGCGACGAAGGTGCGCCGTCCCTGGAAGAACTCAACGAGATGGAGGTCAAGGAACTCCGGGATCTGGCGAAGGACCCTGAGGTTGACGTCTACGCGAAGGGCATGAAGAAGGCGGACCTGGTGGCCGCTCTCGATGCCTACTACCGGCCTGAGGACGATGAGGAGCCGGACGACGAAGACGAAGACGAAGACGAAGACGAAGACGACGATGACGAGGAAGACGAGCCGACGCCACCCCCGACGCGCGCTCGCAAGGCGCCTGCGAAGAAGGCGGCTCGGCCGGCTCGGCGCTGACACGCTGAGAGCGTCCCTGTAGCGCTGCGGCGCCCGGAAGGTCGATCCGTACCGATCCGGGCGCCGCAGTGTCTCTACGGCCAATCTAGGCCGCATAGCGACACTGCTACCGGCTAGGTCTCGGACGACCGGAAGGCGAGAATGTTGCAAGGCTCTCGCGTACGGGCGCGCTCGCCGCGCCGCGTCATGGTCTCGTGTACGGGCGCGACCCCCAGGCTTCCTACGCGCGTAGGAGACATCAATTCATTCGCGGGAGCGCGCGAGAGTTTGGGAGCTTCGCCCGTACGCGCGAGGAATTGCAAGTTGAATAGCTCGGTAAAGTCGTCCTTCCTCGGTCGAGGGAGCCACTAATGCAGACTGAATGGCCCTATCCGTCAGAGCAGCAAGCGGAGCTTTGGTGGAAGTACGTGATAGAGGACTGCGGCTATGACGATGCAGGATGGTGGATTGGCCGCTGTCCCCTGCATGACAAGGAGGCAACTGGAACAGCAAGTGCGCTATTCAACTTCACTACTGGCTCGGTCAAGTGCCTGCGCGAAGATGCGGAGCCTTGCACCGGATTCAGATATGGGAAAGGCCGAGCTATGAGCTTCCAGAATGTGCTCGTGGAGTGGGTCCGTGGCAACTCGTAACGGCCAGGCATACCTGGACGAAGACGAGCGACGGCTCATCGGCCCATTCCTCACCGGTAGCCCAAGCAGGTCCGGCGAATGGCGCGCATACTGCCCGCATTGCGAGAACCCAGGCTCATCGAACAGTCCGAGCGCGTCATTCAACTTTCGGTCGGGCGTTTGGAATTGCTTCAAGTGTGAGCGCGGCGGCAAGATACCGGCTCTCATTCGGCACTTGATCAAGAATGGCCCTGGCCAAGAAGAGGCAGGCGCGGCCGTGATCGACATGAAGTCGCGCAAGCGAGTTGCCCCTGCCGCCCGGCTTCCTACTCCGCAGAATCTCGCCAATTGGCATGCGACTCTATTGGCGTCGCCTAACTCCATGCGAGTTCTGCGGGATCGGAGAGGCTGGACGCTGGAGACCATCAAGCGGTTCCAGATCGGCCTCTCCTCAACCGCGAAGCGCTACACCATTCCAGTGTTTGGTCGCGATGGATCCACGCTCTTGGCAGTGAAGCTCTACCGGCCGACCGCAAAGCGTCCCGTGCCGAAGATGATCTTCTGGACGCCGGACGATGGTGGCGACGACAAGTATGAGACGACGCTGTTCAACGCGGCAGCGCTCGACACAGCAGAAGACATCATTCTTTGTGAAGGCGAGCCGGACTGCATAATCAACTCGCAGAACGGGATTCCGACCGTCACGCATACCGCTGGAGTTGGCGGCTTCCAAGGCGAATGGGCGGCCGAGTTCGCCGGCAAGAACGTCTACATCATCCCAGATGACGATGCGGCCGGCACGACCGGCGCCATTCGGACCGCGCGCATCCTGGAGGATTTCGCCGCAGCTGTCTACATCGTTCACCTCAAGACTGGCATCAAGTCCGGCGACTTGACAGATTGGTACGTCTCGCTCAAGAAGACGTCGGGGCATCTACGCGAGCTTTGCGAGGAAGCCGAGCCGTTCTCTGTCAAGGAGCAGACGCATGACGTCCCGACCAAGGGCAAACCGGTCTCGCTAGTCGAGTCGCAGAACCCAGACAGCAATGGCGAGCCGCTAGAGCTAGTCGTGGCTATCGCAGGCAAGCAATCGCCTCCCTATCTCGCGCCGAAGCTCGCGATAGCCGAATGCGACCGGAAGAAGGGTGAGCGCTGCAAGGTATGCCCGATGTTCCGATACGAGGGCAAGCGCGAGTTGACTCCCGCCCAAGACGACTCACAGCTACTCCGGTTTGTCGGCGCCAACGACCAGTACAAGAAACGGGTGCTGGTCGACCTAGCCGGAGCGCTCTGTGACGATCACATCACCTTCGACATTATTGGTGAATGGTCGCTTGAAGAGCTAGTCGTGGTTCAGTCGGTCGGGCATCGGACCGAAGAGGCGCAGCAGCCGATGAACCGCAAGGTGTTCTCGGTCGGCACTTACTCCACGCCAGTCAACTCAACCGTCCGGCTGGTCGGCCGACAGCTAGCCGACCCACGCGACAGCCGTGGCATCTTCCACGGTTGGCATGTCGAGCCGGTAGACGTCGACATTGACAAGTTCAAGATGACGCCGAAGCTCCGCGACTCACTCTCGGTATTCCAACGGGCGCGCGGCCAGACGTCACTTGCTAAGTCAATTGAGATAGCCCGCGACATGGCGGACAACGTCACCGGCATCAAGGGCCGAGACCTGCTACACGTCGCATACGACTTGGTATGGCATTCAGTCCAGTACTACGACTTCGGCGGGAAGCGGGTAGTCAAGGGATGGCTGGAAGCGATAGCAATTGGAGATACCCGGACTGGGAAGAGCGAGGCAGCGGAAGCCCTAGCCCGGCATTACAACTCTGGCTTGATCAAGTCGTGCGAAGGGGCCACTTTTGCAGGGCTTGTCGGCGGAGCCACGCAGATGCCGCAGGGACGGGGCTGGATGATCACCTGGGGCACTATTCCATTGCACGACCGTCGGCTAGTAGTGCTGGACGAACTGAGTGGTATCAAAGACAAAGATATCATCGAGCAAATGAGTTCTATTCGTTCCTCTGGAATAGCGCAGTTGACGAAGATCGTCCAGGAGCAGACTAGCGCTCGCACTCGGCTGTTTTGGCTGTCGAATGACCCGGACGGCAAGCGCATGGCCGAGACGAATGGCATGGACGCCATCCAGCGGCTCGTCAAGAATCCTGAGGACGTTGCGCGGTTCGACTTCGCGCTAGCGCTCTCCAATTCGGATGTGCCTAGCTCTCTCATCAACTCCGGCGCGAAGTTGGGTACGCCGAAGTACAGCAGCGAGCTATGCACCCAGCTTGTGCTGTGGGCTTGGAGTCGTCGGCCAGACCAAGTGCGCTGGGTTAGGGACGCGGAATCCCGCATTATCCGCGCGGCAGAAGACGTCGGCGCGCGGTACGTCTCGACGCCACCGCTAGTTCAGGTCGAGAACATCCGGCTCAAGCTGGCCCGACTGGCGGTTGCGTTCGCGGCTCGGACCTTCTCAACGAATACCGCCGGTAACCTTCTCCTGGTACAGCCCGAGCACGTCTCATCTGCTGTCGCCTTCCTAGATGCGGTATATGGCACGGAGGTTATGGGCTATGCCAGGCACTCCCGCCGCACGCTCTCACACCGCGCAGAATCCCAGGCCAACAAGCGGCGCGTCAAGCGCTGGCTAGCGTCCCGTCGTGGGGTCCTAGATGCGCTACGCGTGGTGGGGACAGACAAGTTCCGGCTACGGGACTTCGAGGAGTTCGGCAGCCTAGGTGAGGATCTCGACCCCAGGACTTTGGTACATCAGCTGATTGACTGGAGGATGATTCGCCGGTTGACAGGCGACCGGGGTTACATCGTGGCCGAGCCGGCTCTAATCGAGCTACTCAAGGAACTGGAGGATCAAGGACTATGACGACATTCATCCGGCACACCAAGATCAAGGAAGCCATTTTGCTGTTGCGTGGCGGCGCCGATCCCCTGACGCAATCGGCTGTCAAACTTCTCCAGGCAGTGGGCGAGCTAGAGCCGTATTGGCAGGAGCCATACGCACAGCCGTTCGTGCCATTCATCGAGGCCGGAGTCAAGTTCGCTGACGAGATCGTCAAGAGAGGGGATCATGCGCTGTGACACGAGTCGTGTACGAACACGCAACAGTTGAGAGCGGTGACGTTCCTCGGTTCGCTCGGCTTGACCTGGGTCAGTGCTACATGTGGCTCTACCCGGAAGAAGAGGAAGGCTGCGTGCGAGTCGAGTTTGAAGACAAGTCGTTGATAGAAGTCAACTCGGTTCGACTAGACGGCGGCTCTGTGCTATGACCGTCTATGTCGACGATATGCAGATGGCAGCGACAGTCGGCCGATACACGGCGAAGTGGTCGCACCTGACTGCTGACACCAAGGCCGAGCTACATGCATTCGCGGCGCGGCTCCAACTCCAGCGCAAGTGGTTCCAAGACAAGCCGCGCGGCCTCTGGCATTACGACGTCACGGAGGGCAAACGACAGCAGGCTATCCGGCTCGGCGCTGTCGAGATCATGTATGGCGCGACCAGCCCATGGTTCGATGAAGGGCGGGAGCAATGACATGGCCGCTGAACATTGACTGTCCGGAGTGCGACAATCGGGTCTACACGTTCCCGTCAAACACAGAGGTCACAGCCAAATGCGCCAACTGCGGGAGCGTGTGGGAGTGGGACGAAAGCCGGCCGACCGAGAACCACTGGACTCTGGTCGGGACGCTGTACCCGTGGCAGTTGTCTTGGCGGGAGAGATGTCTGACGAGACCTTCAACCGGCATCTCAACGCTCGTCACCTAGGCGACTTGGGCGCCAGTAAGCCATTCCGACATCACGAGCACGTAGCCGCTGCCGGTATGTATGGCGCGCTCCGTGCATTCCATGAGCGCTGTCATGCGATAGCCGTTCCTGGACAGCACGACCATACCCATGAGGAGTAGTGGAGTGGTAGTCGAAGTAGTCCGTGCGCCCGGACCTATGCAAATAGCGGTCCTGGGCTCCGGCCCAGCAGGGCTCGCTGCTGTTCATGCCGCTGTATTGGCGGGCTACAAGCGCGAGAGCATCACAGTCATATCGAGTGGCTGGCCGTCCAAGCTGTATGGCGCGCAGTACCTCCACGCTCCCATCCCAGAAGTCTCTCCGAACTCATCGATCCATGTGGCCTACCGGCTACAGGGCACCAGCGTTGAGTACCGGTCGAAGGTCTACAGCGGGAGCTATGACGGCACGGTGTCTCCTGAGGACTTGGAGGCCGAGCATGACGCATGGGACATCCGGCAGACGTACCGGAACCTCTGGGGCATGTACGAAGACCTGATCAAGGTTGGGCACATTACTCAACTCAGCGCTGCCGGCCTCAAAGCCGGCTTCGACTTCGTCATCTCGACCATCCCCGCCAACGAGCTTTGCATGGAACGGATGGGCGGCGCGGACCAGTATATGGTGCATTGGTTCCAGGCGCGCTCGATTTGGGCCGCTGGGGACGCGCCCGAACTCGGCATCCGGATTCCGTACAGGCAGTGCCCGGACGCGACTGTCATGTGTAATGGCGAGAGCGAACCGTCCTGGTACCGGCTCTCCAACGTATTCGGGCACTCAACTGTCGAATGGCCCGGCACGATCGGACAGGTACCAATTGCGGCCGCGCAAGTCATGAAGCCGGTACGGACGAACTGCGACTGCCATATCTCTGAGCGCTGGATACGTATCGGCAGGTATGGAGCCTGGGATAAGATGCAGCTAGTGCATTCGGCGTTCAACAAGGTGTACGACCGACTCAAGGAGATGGCATGATCTACGTCATGTGGCTGGCAATCGGCGTGTTCGGCTTCCTGTTCGTCGGCGAAGCGGCGCAGTACTGGACCCGTGCTGTCGCCAAAACGGACGCCGCACCCAAGGGCCGGCACCGCGCAGACAGCCTGCCTGAAGGGCTTGGCGTCTCGCCGTACGTGCTCCGCGTCCGCTGCGGCTATGAGCCGATGACGCTCGCGGCCGGCTCGGTCTAGTCATGAGCGGCACTCAGGAGTTCATCCTGCTGCTACTCATCATCGTCGCCATATGGGAGGTCTCGGTCAAGTTCGTGGAGCGCAACAAGCCGTCGCACATCAAATGCGATTGCGAGCGAGAGCATGACGAAGCCTGAGCCGCAGAAGACAGGCATTGGGACGAACAACCGGCCATTCCGCTCCCTGCTATTCGAGCGGTCCGATATGCCAGAGCACGGGCTGTGGGTCGGCCGCTACCCCATGCGGAAGTCGCCCGCAATCGCTCTCATGGAGGGCAGTCGAACGCATGTCGTCGGCTACTGCGCCGACGAAGAGAAGGCCGAGATTCTTCAGCGCGCGCTCGCTACCATGCTGTCTGTTGCACCTGCGGCAGCAATAGGCGACGCGATGCAGGCAGCGGTAGAGCTAGAGAATGGCGATGAAGAAGCAGCCATCCGGTACGTCGAGCGCATTCCGAAGCAGAGACGCCAGGAGTTGTCCGGGCTGTTCCTGGATCTCTGTTACCTGCTGGAGGACAGATGACAAGCCTGCGCGATGAGTTTCTGCGGCTACTGACTGAGGACGGCCCGACAAAAGACCGACGTCGCAAGGAGTTCAACCAAGCAATCTTCGCGCCAGAGAGCGACGGCGGCTGGGCTGTCTTCGATGGCACGTCGCTCGACATGGTGATGGAGAAGTTTGACCAAGCCGAGAAGAACTGCGCAAAGTGAAGCCGGTTGTCGCGCTCGACATTGATGGGACGCTGGGCGACTACCACGGTCACTTCACGCGGTTCGCACAGGAGTGGACTGGCCGCGAGCTACCCAACCCTGCCGACATCAACCCAGGACAGCCATTCTGGAAGCATCTCGGCATGTCCAACACGACGTATCGGCAATGCAAGCTGGCGTATCGACAGGGCGGCTTGAAGCGCTCCATGCCGGTATACGAAGGCGCAGCCGAGTTGTCGCGCAAGATCAGGAGAGGAGGGGCACAGGTCTGGATCTGTACGACTAGGCCATACCTCCGGCTCGACAACATCGACCCAGACACTCGGCATTGGCTGCGGCGGAACGGCATTCAGTATGATGGCGTGCTGTTCGGGCACGACAAGTATCGCCAGCTGAGCAAGCTGGTAGACCCTGTTGACGTAGTGATGGTGTTGGATGATCTGCCGGAGTTGTGCGACCGAGCTATGCCGCTGTTTGGCCCATACGTCGCCATTCGGGATCAGCCATACAACCAGCACTATGACGGCGCAGTACGAGTCTGGAGCATGGAGCAAGCCGGCACGCTGTTCGACAAGTGGAAGGCGGAGAGGTGCGAGAGATGACCGTGCAAATGGACGAGCAGGACGCGGCAGCCCTGCGAATGCTGCAGCAAGCGTTAGCTGACGCGCTGTCGGTCGGCTCGCACTACGCGAGCGTCGAAGACGGCGCAATCGAGCGCGTGCTGCGGATACTCCGGCCCGAGTGGTACGGCCAGCAGGCCGCAGAAGCCAACGGAACGGCGCTCACGTACCATGACTTGCCGCCGATTCTGACGGTAGAGGCGCACTACATCGCGGATGACCTGTTGCCGGAATGGCTCGCGCTGTTCCTCAAGAAGAATGCCAAGTACCGCGACGTTCAGCATCTCGGCGCCAAGGGCACGTTTCCTGATGTCAACAGGAAGGTCGGCGCTATCAAGTCCGTGGTCTGGAATGGCGAGCCGGAAGCTGATGGGGCCGAATCGACCCGACAGGTCATCATGGACTTGATCGGGCATCTCTTCCTCATGCTGGCGCTGTACGACGTCGAGCAGGGCTCAAATCGCAATTCTGCCTTCCCGCCGGTTGGCGCTGACGCAAGTACTCTGCGCGCGTACCTCAACAATCGGTATGGAGCAGATGTCATGGGCAGAGTTGGGACATTCCTCGGGCACAAGCACGAGAGCGGAGAGTCCAACGGGAAGGCGACGGACGGATGGGACGATCTGCCAGTCGAGGTCCAGCGCGCGCTCGCTCGGATCGCCAACAATGACGACGCGGCACCCCGCGATGTCCATGAGGTCCAGTCGTACGTCCGGCGGAAGCCGCGCCTGGTGCGCGGGCATGGTGCCTAGGATGGCCGTAGACCCACTGGAACGGCTTCACACGGACTACGCGGCCGATCCAGCCTTCAGCAGGCTTAGGGAGCGAACGAAGCTCGTGCCGGGAGCCGGAGCGCGTTGGTTCCCGCGCGTGCTGTTCCTCGGTGAGGCTCCTGGCGCGCAAGAGGAATGGCGCGGCGAACCGTTTGTAGGCGACTCGGGACAGCTACTGGACGCTATGCTGCGCGGGATCGGCCTGCCGCGCGGAGACTGCTGGATCACCAATGCCATAAAGTACCGGCCGCCGAACAACCGCACGCCGAGCGCAGTCGAGCTATCTGCTGCGCGGTTGTACGTCCGGCGCGAGATCAGCATCCTCCGCCCAGATGTCGTCGCGACACTCGGCCGCTGCGCTCTCATAGGGCTCGGTTGGGATGGCCAGAGCGTCTCGGCTATCCACGGTCGGCCTTTCATGATCATGCGGCGCGACATCCGAACCGGCAAGCCTGTCCCAAGTCGGCTACCGCCGGTTGTCCCGCTATATCATCCGGCCGCCGTCTTGCGCGGCCTACAGACGCGAGCCGACTATGCAAAGGACTTCCTATGCCTCAAGTACATGGCGTCCTGAATGCTGTTGACGCCAGCTACCTCGCGACAGCTGCGCGCGTAGCCGGGCGGAGCTTTTGCCAGAGGAGTGGTGTCGGCGCAGTTCTGGTATGGCGCGGCCGGACGATTGCGACCGGCTGGAACAGCGGTCCGGCAGATCACTGCGCCTTGATCTGTCCGCGCGGCCGGAAGACGCACGCCGAGCTACCGCGCACCGCTCCATACACGGGAGAGGGATTCTGCGTCGCCGTGCACGCCGAAGTCGCCACGGTGTCCATGGCGCTGGGTACCCGGTACCCGCGTGAGGTCTTCGTAGAGTCAACGCTGTATGTCTCGAAGGAGCCATGCGCTGATTGCCAATCGTTCCTCGCTAGCCTTGAGCTAGAGGTACTTTGGCGATGAGCTTTGCGGCGAAATACCCCGGCACCTGTGGCGAGTGCGGCCGCAGATTCCAGCCAGGCGACCAAGTCGAGTACCAACCGGGCGATGACCCGAGTGAGGACAGGGTGTTGGTAGCGCTCCACGACCATGCCGACTCGGCGCTGCTAGCTGAAGTTGGCCGCAAGCCATCAAAGGTCTGCGCGCGATGCTTCATGGTCCACGCGGGAGAATGCCTGTGACTGAGTACGTCGACCAGAAGGGCGTCTGCCAGATATGCTCTTGGGAAGGCGACAGCCGACCGGACGGAGAGCTAGCGCGGCAAGACGCCGTATGGCACGTGTACGAGGAGCACCGAGAGGAATGGCTCAAGTTGATAGGCGACCGGCAGCCTGAGCGACCGAAGCCAACCGCGTGAAGTACGTCTCGCTTCACCACCACACTACGAAGTCCTATGGCGACGGCTATGGGACCGAGGAGCAACACGTACTGCGGTCAGCCGAGCTAGGCATGAAGGCGCAAGCCGTGACTGAACATGGGAACGTCTCGTCACACGCGCCACACGAGAAGTTCTGCCTCAAGCACAACGTCAAGCCAATCTTCGGCTTGGAGGCATACACTGGTCCGGCTGACATGCGCGAGACCGGCAATACCCGGAAGTGGCACCTGACGCTGTTGGCGGCCGACCAGACCGGCTACCACAACTTGATGCAGATCGTTACGCGGAGTTGGGCCGAAGGGTTCTACCGCTGGCCGACTGTCTCCGGCGACATGCTGGCCGAGCACAACGAAGGTCTCATAGTGCTGTCCGGTTGCGCCGACTCGAAGCTAGCGTGTGACCTACTCGGCGGCAAAGGGAACGACGCTCCAAGCGAGCGCGCAGCGCGCCGAACTATCGAGCGGTTCAAGGACTTGCTTGGAGACCGGTTCTACCTTGAGACGCAGATGTTTCCTGAGCTCAAACGGTCTCATGCTATCAACCAGTGGTATGCGCAAGAGGGACAGCGCTATGGCATACCGCTAGTAGCGACAGCTGACGTGCACTACCCGCACCCGGACGACAATGAGATGCAACTGATTCTCCACGCGGCCGGCCGTGGCGCCGGCACGGTCTCGAAGCAGGCCGAAGGCTGGGAGTACGACATTCGCCTGACGCACCCGACGTCAGACAAGCTAGTCATGCAACGGCTTATGGGCACAGGTCTTAGCAAGCTGGCTGCGCAGCAAGCGCTCTACTCAACTCAAGAGATTGCTGCGCGCTGTAACGTCAAGTTGCCAAAGGCTGAGCGACTCCGGTTCCCGCTACCAGACGGGTACACGTCGAGCAAGAAGTTGATCTGGGATTGGCTGAAGCAGGGTTGGGACTACCGGGCGCGCTTCAACAACCGATTGAAGAAGCAGCGCGCGAAGTATCTTGAGCGGCTCCGCTACGAGATGTCCATCATTTCCGAGAAGGGCTTCATAGACTACTTCTTGATGCTGTCCGAACTGGTTCGTTGGGCCAAGGATGACGGCAACGGACACCCCATCCCCGTTGGTCCGGCTCGTGGCTCCGCAGCGGCATCTCTTACCTGCTACCTACTTCGCATTACTGAGGTTGATCCGCTCCAATTCCCCATGATGTACTTCGAGCGGTTCATCGCGCTCGACCGCATGGACGTGCCCGACGTTGACTTGGACTTCGCTGACCATCGGCGCGACGAACTAACTCAGCATGCGATTCAAGTCTATGGCGCCGACCGGGTCGGCGCTATCGGCACGTACACGCTCTACAAGGGCAAGAACTCTCTGGTTGACGTAGCTCGCGTCAACGCAGTGCCTGACTACCACGTCAAGGTCATCAAGGACCTGATGATTGAGCGTAGCTCTGGCGACGCGCGGGCTGGAGCTACGCTCGAAGACACGGTTGCGATGTTCCCGCAGGCCAAGGAGGTCATGGATGCCTATCCAGTCCTCTGGAAGGCGCTCCGGCTCGAAGGCAACACCAAGGGCATGTCGGTCCATGCCTGCGGCCTAGTCGTCGCGGACAGTTCGCTGACGGACGTCTGCGCGACGTATGAGCGCGAGACCGGATCGGGCAAGGCGAAGCGCAAGCGACAAGTCCTGTCCGTCAACAAGTATGACGCCGAGTACCTGAACTTGATGAAGGTCGACTTCCTTGGGCTGTCGACCCTCGGCATGATAGAGCATGCCCTCAAGATGATCGGCAAGACACTTGAGGATATGTACGACGTCCCGCTGGATGACCCGAAGATCATCGCAGCGTTCGCAGATGGCGACTTGACGGGCATCTTCCAGTTCGGCGGTGGGGCAACTCGGATCGTCTGTGGTGGTGTGAAGCCGGACACATTTATGGAGCTAGCCGACATCAATGCGCTGTCCCGCCCTGGACCGCTTCACTCCGGCTCGACCGAGCGGTACATCTGGACCAAGCACAGGAAGATCAAGCCGGAGAAGATCCACCGCGCTCTGGTGGACATCATCGGCTGGACCAAGGGCCAGATTATCTACCAAGAGCAGATCCTTGCGATTGTCCGGCTCATCGGCGGCTTCGACTGGACCCACGCCCAAGAGATCCGCAAGATCATCTCGCTCAAGCACGGCAACGCGGCGTTCAACATGCGGCAAGGACTGTTCCTCGAAGGTGCGAAGCGCTTGCATGGAATGAAGGAAGCGGAGGCCAAGGAGATCTGGGCCCGCATGGCGACAGCCGGCACCTATGCCTTCAACGTCGCACACTCCGTCTCGTATGCTATGCTGGCGTACTGGACGATGTGGCTCAAGGTCTACCACCCGATTGAGTTCTTCACCGCTTGCCTGTTGAAGTACCCGGACGATGAGTATTTCCTGTTGCGCGACGCTATCAAGCATGGTGTCCGGATAGCAGCGCCGAGCCTGAAGCGCTCACAGGAGACCTGGGGCATTCGGAACGGCCGGATCGGCGCCGGCTTCAGCCAGCTGCCCGGACTAGGGCTCTGGCATGCGGGGAACATCGTCCGCGACCGGGCAGAGAATGGACCATTCGAGGACTGGTCGAGCCTTCTGCGGGTGAAGGGAATTGGGCCGGCTAAACTGACGGCTGTTCTAGCGAAGGCCGGTACCGATGACCCGTTCTCCATCCATGCGGTAGACCGGAAGCTCCAGGCTGTTCGGAAGGCCATCGACTCGCGCGCCATAATGCTGCCTAAGCCGACCCATAATGGGGCCCAGATCGAAGCTCTTGGACGCGACACCAAAGTGGTGTACGCCTGCGTTCCGACGCTTCGCGACTCGCGAGACGTGGTTGAGGACCAGCGTGGCCAGACCGGTGAGGACTATGAGGTCATCCGCGCTCGCATGAAGCGGCCTGACCTTGTCAAGCGGATGGTGATCCACGCGCTAGACGAGACAGACACCATCATCTATCTCCGTTGGAACCGCTTCATCTTCCCTGCATTCGAGAAGGCGCTATGGGATCTCAACATGGACCGCGATGTCTTGTTGGTGCGCGGGAAGTACGATGCGACGCGCTTCGGCGCATCGGTCTATGTGGAAGACGTCTGGGTGATCGACCCGACGTAGCCCCAGCCCAGACCGCAGTATTAGGTTCAACCCGACCGAAGGAGACAGGGATGCCACAGTCACACCGTTGGGATATGCACGTTCAGGTCACGGACGTACAGCCCAACTCGTTCACGGCGACGCTCGTGCGGCCGGAGGAAGTCGCGGAGGCTGAAGGTGAAGTGCTGGCCGACGCCAGCATGACTCTGACGTTCGCGGACGGCTCTGCGCCGCCATTCGTCGTCGGCCAGGAGATCCGCTTGGTGACCTTCAACGAGGTCTTCCACTCCTAGGCTCGGCCAGGAGAGGCTGGGTTGGGCCGGTTGCGCCAACGGATCGGCGTGGCGGGGCAGAGAACGGCTCGGTAGGTCTGGGCAATGCTCGGTATGGTGTGGACCGGTTCTACGCGGTCGTGCTGGCTACGGTTCGATGCTGCGGGGATTGGAGCGCTTCCGGCATGGAATGGTATGGGAAGCCAAGCGAAGGCTAGGAGAGGCGAGTGACGGCATGGCGCTCGATGGTGTGAAGAACTACCACGACAAGCAGGACGTCATGCGCATGGCGACCGAGTTGGACGCGCGCCGCATGGTACAGATCAGGAACCAACGCGACTCGATCAACCATCTGCTCGGCATGCTGGGCGTCTCCGCTCCCGACGCTTCTACAGCCGCAGACCAGATCATGCTCCTGCACGACAGGATCGCAGGTCTGGAAGTGAAGCTTGCGGCTGTCCATGACTGGGCCGAAGGACGTCTTACTTCTACTTCCAGAGAAGCAGCCGAGTCTTTGCTGCGTCTTCTCGACGCACAGTAGCGCCAGTAGCTCTCGGCGCGAGAGGGTACGTGTGAGCGGCTAGGCGAGCCGATGGTCTGGATTGCCTAGGTCCGGTAAGGACAGGCAAGGCGGGGCAAGTCTGGGACAGGTACTGCGGGGCCAGAACGGGTGTGGTCCGGCCAGGGCAACAGAAGGAGCCACAGTGGCAGCGAAAGCGAACGGCAAAGCGACCGACGTGCTGGAGCCGACGTCGGACGACGGCAACGACATCATCTCTCTGACAGAGCCGGTCATCGTGGACTTCACCCTCACCGGGGTATGCCCGATGCTGTTCCACCGATGGTCGGTCGAGTCGGTGGCGGAGAAGTCCGCTGCTGCGAAGGGCAGCGCCGCCAAGAAGACTGACGACGTCCAGTCGTACGTCTGGCGGAACAGCAATAACCAGCTGTGCTTGCCGGGTGAGTACGTCCGGCAGGTCATGGTCAACTCGGCCAAGTTCCGGCCCGACCCGCGCTCGCCGCGAGCGTCCATGGCTCAGCTCATGAAGGCAGCCATCGTGCCGCTCACCGACCTGGCGCCGCTGAACGGCGGCGTGACCGACTGGGACTTCATGGACCAGCGGCGCGTCATGGTGCAGCGGAACGGCGTCACGCGCTCGCGGCCAGCCTTCAACGAGGGGTGGACCGCATCCTTCCAGTTCATGATCAACCTGCCGGAGTACGTCTCCCCAACCGTCTTCCAGCAGGTCCTGGAGAACGGCGGCCGAGTCGTCGGCATCGCAGACTTCCGGCCGACGTATGGCCGGTTCCTCGTGACCAACTTCGCTCAGACCAGATTTGAGGCGTGATGAACACCATCCAGAAACTCGCCATCGCGGCCGCAGGCCTGGCGCTCGGCGCTTCGCTCACGGCGTGCGGCTCGGACAGTCGCGGTACCGGCGACGCGCCGGCAGCGCAGGTCCCGAAGTCGGACGTGCCTGTGGTGCCGATGCCGGACCACTTCCCGAACGTCGCCATCGCTTGCTACAAGGGCAACGGCATCTACGTCTCGACGCACGACAAGACGGACAGCGCGCCGACCGTGGTCGTCCGCGACCCGGTTTGCGCTGGCAACTGACTCGGGTCTGTTCTGGCAAGTAGCGGTTGGCCGTTGGCCGGCCGAGGCAAGGAATACCCCAACCGTCCTGAGAGGACAGTCATGACCGCAACCCTGAACGACGCCATCGCCAACGTCCAGTACGAGAACGGCTCCAGCCCGATCGTCGTCCAGTTCCAGCCGTCCCGCCAGGAGATCCCGGTGGACTCCGTGCGGTCCGTGGACGGCAAGATCGTGGTCTCCGTCACCGCCGGAGCCGGCCTGGTCGGCGGCACGCTGTCGGACCTGGAGGCCGAGACCATCCGGGCGCTCCGCGACGGCACGGCCGTAGTCCAGTTGGCGCGGCCGGACTTCGCGCCGGGGCAGCCCGACGCGGCATTCAACCCCGTGGACCGTGCGGCGGACTACGAGCCGGAGCACGCGAAGGCCGAGCCGCTGTCGGACGTCGTTCTGGCCGCGAGCGAGCCGGACGCGGAGCCGGAGCGCGGCAACCCGACGCACAGCGCGCGGCCCGTCCGCGACAACCCGCAGGCCTAGGGCAGGCGAGTCGAGGCGAGGCAGAGTAGGCCACGGCGAGCGAAGGAGAGGTTTGGTATGGCGCAGGTGACGCTCACGCCCACGACTTCGGCGGCTGATGCTGAGCCGGATGGGGCGCTCGTGATGCCCAAGTCGAAGCTCCAGGAGTTGGAGTTGGACTGGCTGCAGAGGTCCGCAGAACGGCTCGGCTGTATCGGCATGGACGGCAACTGGTACATGAAGGCGCTGGTGGAGTTGCGCGACAGCGGTCTGCTGTTCGCGGACTTCGACCAGCAGCGCTACAAGGACCGTGTGCGGCGCGTCGCGCTCGCCGGACAGCGCTCCGAAGGCTGGTGCGACGAAGGTCTGAACGGCGCTCTCAAGCAGCTGGGAATCCCGCCGGTCACGCGGTACTACGCAGCCGAAGGCGAGGCCATCCTGATCGTCGCGCAGTCCGAGGAGCAGTGGCCAACTGCCTTCGATCGGCTGAGAGACCGTGTGGAGCGCTGGCTGTCGCAGAACACCACCGTGGATGCGGAAGACCCGGTCATGACGCTGTCGAAGTACGGGAGGATGGAGACCACCACCAGATACCTGGTCGAGATGCCCGACGGCAGCGTGCTGCACCAAGAGGTCAAGTCCGGCGAGGAACACTGCGCCGTCATGCTCAGCTTCGGCATCAAGTCGCTGTACGTGGACCGGCATTCCACGCCCGAGTCAACCATTGTGACTTGGATCAGGACGGCGATCCGGAACAGCCACTGGACCGTCATGGAGGCGTCACTGAAGGTCGGCTCACTCAAGCCGATCACCGGCGAAGTCCCCATGAAGGAGTTGGACGATGACGATGAGGATGACGAGTAGCGCCAACCTTCCGCGTCGGGCAACCTAGACCGCGTACCGGGTCGGCTCCCCCACTCCTCCACCCCCAGAGGAGATGCCGGCCCGGTACGCATCCCTTCGTTAGGACTGGAGTCGCAGTGAGCAACTACATAGATCCCGAGACTCCCATCTACGAGACGGTGGTGAAGGACCTGAAGGTGGTTCCGAATGCCGGCCGGATCACGGCGCCGGCTCTGCCGGCCGGAGTCGCGATGGTGCTGGCTTCGGTCGAGCGCGTTGCTATCCCTGCCCGCGCGGCTCGTCTCCCGCAGAAGTCCGCATGACTTGGGCCTGGCTTGAAGCGCTGCGCGAGCGCGCGGCTGTCGAGCCGATCAGGGAGCACTTCCCATACTCGCGGCGTTGGTCTCGCAACCCGGAGAAAGGCGAGTCGGACATTGACCGGCGCGAGACAGCGCTACTCCGCGACGTCGCCTTCAACCGGCACTCCATGAACGATGGGGTTCACGTCTCGCCGCTGGCGAACAGCCTGACGCAGATCGGCGCCGACGGGATCGGGGTACGCCTAGTCCAGGGTCTCGATGAGGTGTCCTTCAAGCGCACCCTCGCGATGGCCACGAGGGCAACGATCGGGCTGGATCTCGACGTCGCGCTACCGGGCGACTGGGAGCAGTGCCCGCAAGCGCTACAGGCGTTCTACGCCCACGAGCCGTACGACACGGAACGGGAGCTCAACTCCGGCTCCTGGCTGGGGAAGCGGTTTGTCTGTGTGCCGCAGCACTCGGCGCACAGGTTCTCTCGCGACACCAGCCGGAACTGGCGCGCCGAAGGCCAGGTGTCCGGCGACGCGGACTGGGAAGAGATGTTGAAGGGTGGGCTTCAGACTGCGCTGGAGTCACAGGTGGTCGTCTTCGCTGTGTCGGGTGTCTCGCGTACCTGTACCCATCAGCTGGTCCGGTCGCGCCGCGCAGCGTTCCACCAGCAGTCGCAGCGCGCTGGGTTCTATGGCGATGAGCCAGAAGTCCGGATGCCGGAGTCCATCTGGCTCAACGACCGGGCGCGCGTCGCCTTCGTCCATGCGATCGATGCGGCGCGAGAGGCGTACTCGATTGCCTGCGAGGAAGACATCAGCTACCAGGACGCGCGCTATGCGCTGCCGGAAGCCACCACGAACTACATCCTGTGCGAGTACAACGTCAAGGAGTTCCGCGACGTCTACGCATACCGTGGCTGTTCGATGTTCAGCTGGGAGATCGTCCACGTCATGCGTGAGATGCGGCGGCTACTAGTCGAGGCGCACCCGTTCCTCGCACCGCACATCCGCATCAGCTGCGAGAAGACGCACGGCGCACTGGACGTCCCAGAGATTCGCGCGGATGGTGCGCTGGCCAAGGCGACCGCACACTCTTGCACATTCCAGGGGTGGGAGAGCGTTGAGGGGCAGTGCGACTTCGCTTGGGCGCGCCAGTCCAACCGGACCTTCCTGCCAGACCCCAAGTTCCGGATCGGCGGCTAGCATGGCGACGCGAGACGAGATCATCGAGACCATCCGGACGTCGGCTCTTGACGAGACGGACGTCTTCGCAATCATCCAGGCTCTCGCTGAGAAGATGATCGGCGAGGCGTTCGTCTCGACCGGCATGGATCTCCTGACAGGCAACAGGCAGGGGAAGGACCAGGGCAATGTTCCGCCGGCTTAGCAATTGGGACCGACAGCAGCAAGCCATCGAAGACGCGGAAGTCCGCCGTCTGGAGTACAACATCAAGCCGCACAACAAAGATGCGGACTTTTCTGACCAAGACGTCGCATTCGACTACGTGGTTATCGAGATCAGCGACTACCCGCCTACGATCCAGACCGCGCTCAAGTTCTGGGGGTCGTGCGGCTGGTATCTGCGGAACCTCTTCCGCGACACGACCGCACTCGGCCACCCGACAGGCAAATGCATGCTGATCCTGGAGCGGAGGCACAATGTCCCGGCCGCACGTTGAGATTGGCGAGTCGAACGGCTGGGTGGATGGCCCGAAGGAGAAGCCAGCGAACCGCTATCTCTCCAATCCGACTTGGGTCGGCCCGACAGAGGGAGTCGCCTCTGCCTACCCATGGGGTCTGGGCTCGGTCTGCCACTACGCCACTGCCTACGTCAGGTCGGTTCAGAACACGCTCGGCTGGTGCGCGCGGAAGACCTTCGCGGCTCTGAGTGGCGCCGACGCGGAGGCCGCTGCGCGCGAATGGCTGTCGGGGCAGGAGCCGGAGCTATGACAGCGCCCGACGTCGCATGGGAGATCAGGCGGCTCCGCGAGGAAGGCATCCAACTCCACCCAGTCGAGATCGACCACACCGGCGACTCAACTCTGCTGTTGACAGAGGAGGCAGATGCGGCCCTGGTGTCGGCCGGTTCGGCGTTAGAGCGCATCGCCGTCGCTGTCGAGCGGATAGCTAGCAGCTTCCCACTCAACCCGACCACGCCCGAGAACTGGCGCTGCTCCATCTGTAGCGGCGGCCTGATTCGCCAACTCTACGGATGGGTGCATGTATGCGCAAGCCAGGAGCCTCGCTCGCCCGAACCCCGGCCCACTACCAATACCGGTTCGTAATCAGGACCTGGACTGGCGATGTCATTCCTGGCATCTGGATGGAGACCGGTGCCATTATCGACCCAGACCGGTATGCGTGTGACGCGCTCGCTTCGTTCGGCGCTAGCTCTGAGCTCGGCGTCACGATCATGTCTGCCGAGCCGGACAGCGACGGCACGATGAATGCGGTCCGGATCAGCGAGGCAGCGACCCAAGCCGTGGTCTGCGAGATCCGAGCCGTCCGGGCGGAGGAAACGTGACGGAGTTATGGGCGCCGCTCCTGGCTCTCGACCCTGGCGGGACGACAGGGTGGAGTGTGATGTGCGTCGCGCCAGAGGCTCTGGTGGAGAAGAAGGTGCTCATCCTCGAATCAATCATGCATTGGTCGCAAGGCGAGATCGTGGGCGATCCCGACAAGCAGGTGGACGAGATCCTGGCGCTACTTGAGGCATGGGCCGAGACTCCGCTACTGGCGGAGCGGTTCGTGTTGCGCAAGTTCCTCCAGGACGACACGCTTCTCATCCCTCATGACCTTCAGTTCCTGCTCGGCTACGTCTGCCGGAAGGGCTATGGATACCTGAAGAATGGGAAGCGCGAGCCGGGGGAGTCGCATGGGGCTGTTGCCCGCCCGTTCTATCTCCAGCAGCCCGCAGAGGCCATGGCGACGGCGACGAACGACCGGCTGAAGGACTGGGGGTTGTACCTGGCGAACGACCAGCCGCATGCGCGGGACGCGACCCGGCACGCCATCACTCTGCTGCGGAAGGCGAAGGCGAACCCAGATCTTCGGGCCCAACTGTGGCCGGCCCTGTACGCGACGTAGGGCAGATCTGGCGCCTCTAGGGTAGTCGGATCGGGGTAAGTGGGTTCGGCAGCCGCTACGGTGGAACTAGGCCGCATAGCGCGTGTGCGAGGCGAGGCTGGGCTAGGCGGGGCATGTCTCGGCGCGGCGAGGGAGGTTCCCTCCAGTGGCTGCAAACCAGTAGGGTTGAACTGTGCGCGGCACCGGGTCGCGCCGAATTGAGGAGCTACCGTGGCAAAGCAGGCGCCGGCGCAGCAGGGCATGTCGTTTACCCAGCTGGTCGTGGTCGCTTTGATACTCATCACTATGGCGGCCGCAGCCGCCGGGGGTGCGTTCGATGGGCTCGGCTCTGGGCGTGGCAGCGGGAACCAAGAGCGGTACAGCTACCGCTATGACTGCAACTTCGAGGACTTCTATGGCGGAGTTGAGATGGAGTCATGGCAGGGCTCCGGAGTGCATAAGAAAGCCGCCAGCCCAAATCCAGTCGGCGCGCTGTCGCTGTCTGGTGGGCATCAGCCAAAAGGCATAAGCCTGCATGTTAAGGCGCGCTCGCTGACGCCGGTCATCCCGTTGCCGGCTGGTGCTAAGCCGCGTCTGGAATGCAAGATAATTCGCATTGACGAGACGACGCACCGCGAGAAGGTCATCAAGGGTCCACAGCACATTAGCAGTCGGAGAGTTTGGCTACAGTTGGATGCGCGTGCGTCATAGCTAGCTCGGCCGTAGTCGGCCGGCCCTGCCCCCGCCGGCAACAATGCATGAATGCGTGTTTGCTAATGTGTGAAATATTGCTGCAGAGAATTGGCCTAACGCGCGGGCGCACGCCCCTCGCCGCGCAGCAGGTCTCGCGTACGTCCGCGAGAGAAGCCAAACTTCCTACGCGCGTAGGAAACTCCATTGCTCTCGCGGGAGCGCGCGACTCCTCACCCAGCGCCGACGTACGCGCCTCACGCGACCCGCGCGGCTGTACGCGCGCCTCACGCGCGCTACGCCAGCGCGCGTCGCCCGGTCGCGCCCGTGATGCGCGCGTACGCGAGGGACGAACTGGGATTGCATTACGGGCGGCAAACAGACGTGACCCGTAGGGTCTTCTCGTACGGATATGCAGGGCTAGCGAAGGCGCGGTATGGCGTGCCCGGGATTGGTCTGGTAAGGTCTGGGTGGCTAAGCCCGTGCACGGACTGGCGTTGACCGGCCCGGACAGGATGGGCATGGTCAGGTCTGGTAATGGTATGGGGTGCCAAGGCGGAGTTTGGACCGGTCTGGCTCGGTATGGTGTGCAAAGGTGTGGAATGGTCGGGTCGGAATGCTAAGCCTGGGGCTGGCGTGGAATGGCTCTTCTGGGATCGGCTAGGTTCTGCTCGGCGTGGAACAGTGTGGTGTGGACGACCGGTGCTGGGCCGAGCGAGGCAAGGTGTGGTGAGGGTAGGCCCGGTACGGCAGTTTGAGGTTTGGGTTGGTAAGCGGTGCTACGGCTCGGTTCGGTACGGCTCTGGTAAGGCATGGGTCTGCTGCGGTGTGCGGTTAGGCTTACCGCATGAGCGGACCATTCGGAGAAGACAATGCGGTCGGGCCCACCGAGTATGGTGGTGGGCCTGGTCTCATTCAGGACAGCGACCATGAGCCGACCGAGAGCGAGCGCATAGGCATGGCTGTGCGTACCTCGCCGGACGACCCTGATGCAATTGACCCGGCTACTGGCCTGAGTGCTATCTAGCCCATCGGCAGATAGACTCCTTCCAACTTGACATCTTTCGGATTGGAATGGAGACATGGCCGATCGCAAGCGTCCCCAAAGACCGGCTGCTGAAGCTTCAGTCATTAGCATAGTGCCTCCTGCGAAGACGAAGACGCGGCCGAATAGGCGAGCTGGTGGCTCTAGCTCGCCCGAACATGCAGCAGCATTCGAGGCCGGTAGGAAAAGGGCTTTGGAGGAAAGGCGCGCCCGGATCGCAGCGCGGAAGAAGCGCGAGGCAGAAGAGGCCGCACTTGGGATTGACAACTCGCGGAGCCGGTGGCAGATGCTTCTGGATGGCGAGCTAACCATGCAAGATCTGGACGATGAGGAGCTAGCTCGGCGGCAATGCCGGACGCGAGATGGCGACTTCTCAGGCCGGCCGCCGGAGCTCAATCGCAAGTTCCAGGCGCTGTTCCAGAGCGAGCTATTGCGGCGTGGTGAAGGCGAGTTCGCCAAGTTCGGGAAGCTCGCCATCAAAGTGGTAGCGAAGCTCGCCTTCTCGCAGTACACCGATGAGGCTGTCCGGCTCCGCGCTGCCAACATTCTCATCGAGCGCGTGTACGGGAAGGTGCCTGAGGTCATCCGGGCAATCGTGGCGAACAAGTGGGATGAGACGGTCGAAGAGGTCACGTTCCAGATGGATGACGAGCAGTCCGGCGAGCAAGCCGAGCCGGCATGAGTCGGCTCGCTCTCAACCAAGAGTTGCTGTTCAGGAAGGCGGGCCACGTCCCGCACGCCGGGCAGCGGCCCATCTATCGCAGTCGGACACGCAACAAGGTCGTGGCTGCTGGGCGCCGGCTCGGCAAGTCGGTAGTAGGCGGCCATGTCCTGTTGCGGGAGAGCGCTGCTACCAAGTTGATGGAGCCGCGCCTCATCGAGACTGGGAAGCGCCGAGAGTTCTGGATCGTGGGTCCTGAGTACACGGACTCAGAGAAAGAGTTCAGGGTGCTGTACGACGCTCTCAGGGCCCAAGACGCGCCGTTTGACAGGCCTGGGACGTACAACAACCCGCACGACGGCGACATGGCATTGTCGATGTACGGCGGCAAGTTCATCGTTATGGCGAAGTCCGCGAAGCACCCTGAGCGGCTCGTGGGCGAAGGGCTCAACGGCGTCATCATGGCGGAGGCCGCGAAGCAGAAGCAGGTCACCTGGACCAAGTACATCCGGCCGATGCTGGCGGACTACCGGGGTTGGAGCCTATTCAGCTCAACTCCAGAGGGCAAGAACTGGTTCTATGAGTTGTGGCTGCGTGGACAGTCCGAAGTAGACGATGAGTGGGAGTCATGGCGTATGCCGTCGTGGCGGAACAACATCATCTATCCGAAAGGCGCGACCCTCAAGGGCATCAAGATGGTGTCTGATGCCATCCGCTCCGGCGCTCTCTCCCCGCAGATAGTGGCCGACTCAGGGGTGGACCCTGAGATCGTCTCGCAATTGCTGGACCTGTCGACCGAGACGTTCAACCAGGAGATCGCTGCCAAGTTCACCGAGTTCGCTGGTCGCGTGTTCAAGGACTTCGATGAGGAGATGCACGTAAGGGATCTGCGGTACAACCCGGAATGGCCGCTGTTCGCGGCGTGCGACTATGGCTTCACCAACCCATTTGTTTGGCTGCTGATACAAGTCGACTTCCACGGCAACGTATATGTGATCGATGAGATGTACGAGAGCGGACTGACCATTGACGAAGTCGCCATGGAGCTACAGGAGCGACAGCTGGCGCCGCAGTCGGTCCGGACGTTCTACCCAGACCCTGCCTCTCCTGGTGACACGAAGGCGCTGGAGAACTACCTGAAGATCAATGCGTCGGGCGGTACCGGGGGTGAGCTCCGGCCACGGCTCCGCCTGATTCGGGCCGCACTAAAGCCCAGGAACGCCTGGCTGGAGGATGGGCACCCGGAGAAGTTGCCGCGCCTACTGGTAGCGCGGAAGTGTCTGAACACCATTCGTGAGATGAATGACTACCGCTACCCCAAGAGCGCGCAAGAGGCCGCAGAGTCTGGCAAAGAGGTTCCTGAGGCGCCCATGAAGAAGGACGACCACTGCCCTGAGGCGCTTGGCCGGTTCTTCATCGGCTACTTCGGTGAGCCGGCAGACGACAGCGGCTCGCGCGTCAGCGAAGCGGACATGGCCGCCTAGTAGGATTGCGGGCCAACCCCCAAATACCGAAGCGAAAGGGAGTTGCCGTGACGGCACCGACCCAGCTGCTCCCTATCCTGACGCCGTACTCGACGCTCAGAGACTTCTTGGGCACCAAGTTCTCGCAGGGTGGCGCGCGGAGCTACTTGACCGGCCTCGATCAGCAGAGGCTTGATGCGTACCAGGTGTATGAGCAGATCTACTGGAACGTGCCGGACACCTTCAAGATCATCCAGCGCGGCTCTGGTGCGCGGCCGATCTATATTCCGACAGCGCGGACCCTGATCAACACCATGGACCGCTATGTTGCGACCGGGTTTGACTGGATGGTGGACCCGCTATCGGCGCCCGATACGGAGTTGGCTCTGGCGAAAGCTGCCTTCACTCAGCTGTTCTCGCGTGAGCGCTTCCTCAGCAAGTTCGACGCCAACAAGCTGTTCGGTCTCATTCGAGGCGACTGGTGCTGGCATATCTTGGCCAACCCGCTGAAGCCGGCCGGCTCCCGGATCTCCATTCTGCCGCTTGATCCTGGGTCATTCTTCAAGATCACGCATCCGGATGACGTGGACCGTGTGATTGGCGTCGACATCATCGAGCAGATCACAGATGGCAACGACGTCCGGCTGAAGGTCCAGCGCTACAGCAAAGGCCCAGACCCCCTCAATGACCCAGACGGCGCCAACCAGGCCATCTTCTCCCAGCTGGGGATATGGAAGCTGGACGACTGGGGTGACCCAAAGAAGAAGCCACTTAAGGTGCTGTCAGCTACCGCGCTACCGGCGCAGATCACAGCGCTGCCGGTCTACCACTTGCCCAACTTCGAGACACCAGGCGACCCGTACGGCTCCAGCGAGCTACGCGGCTTCGAGACCGTGATAGCGGCCATCAATCAGAGCGTGTCCGATGAAGACCTAGCGCTGGCGCTCGAAGGTTTGGGCGTGTATGCGACCGACAGCGGCCCACCCCGGGATGAGACCACAGGGAAGCCGACGTCGTGGAAGCTCGGCCCTGGTCGCGTGATTGAGCTCAAGACCGGCTCGTCATTCAACCGGGTCACCGGCGTGAAGGACCTAGACCCATACCAAGATCACCTGGCATTCCTGATCAACTCGATCAAGGAAGCGAGCGGCGCGACCGATGCGGCGGCCGGCAAGGTTGACGTCGCCGTGGCGGAGTCGGGCATCTCCCTGATCATGCAACTCGGTCCCATTCTCGCCAGCGCTGCGAAGAAGGACCGCATTGTCACGGATGTGCATACCCAGATGTTCTTCGACTTGGCGCGCGGTTGGTTGTCCGCATATGAGCAGATCAACCTGCCGACAGCACTCGTGGTACCAACGCTCGGCTCGAAGCTACCGCCAAACATCAGCGGCGCGCTCAAGGACATCTTGTCGGTAGTGGGCGTGATTCCTGGGCTGCTGCCTTGGGCCGTCCGCCAGATCCATGAACTCGGGTTCGATATGACACCAGAGGAGATTGCTGCCGCGTCGGCTACTCCTGCCGCTTCCGACCCGACCGCCGCAGACCCATTCGCGGCGCGCGCTGACGCAACTCTGAATGGCACAACCCCGGCAACGAATGGAGCGACCGCAAATGCCTCGACTGGCGCGTAGCAAGAGGATCGTTCGGCTGCATCGAGCAATCGGTGACACCGCGTACTTCAACCAGACCGACGGCAAGACGTCCTTCCAGATGTCGGCCGACGACTGGCGCGACATGGGAGAGCCGAAGGAGCTCACGCTCACCATCGAGCCTGGCGACCGGCTCAACATGCCGGGTACCGAAGCGCCGGCCGGCACTAAGCTCGCAGACTGATATAACAACCAAAACTGGATTGGGGGAACCAATGTTGGAGTCAATGGCGCGGTTAGCCGCCGCAGCCGACGGTGGGTTAGGCGACTATGGCCCGCTGATCAACCTCGGCGCAGTAGGCGTCATTTGCGCGGTGCTTATCGCATTCGCCAAGACGACTGTTGCTGACCTCAAAGCGCAGCGCGACAAGGCGCAGGAAGACTCTGAGGCGTTGAACCGAGAGTTGCGCGAGAGCGTCATTCCAGCGATGGTTGAGTCCAATCGGGTGATGAATCGAGTAGTCACAATCCTGGATGATCGCAGGTGAGCAGCATGGCTCGGCTATCTCGGCGTGAAGTGGAGAACACCAGAGTAGATATGCGGCGCTGGGCGCAGCAGCTGATGGAACTGTCGGCTGAGGTTGCGGAGCGCGCGGATCAGATAGAACGAAAGGATGGGGGAGATCAAGGTGAGCCCAATCCGGAAGACTCCAATCGGTAACTCGATCGATGAGTTGGTGGAGGTAGGCGAGCGCGTGGACCTGCGGTTGCGGCGTCGCACATGGTGGTTCATAGCCACGATAGTCATCGTCGTACTCGTGGGCGGAATTGGTCTGCTGTACCAGTCGCAGGAGACGACTAGGCTCCACAGAATCATCGACAAGGACTGCGGCTCCTTCGAGGCGTTGGCGACAATCCCGTTGCCGCCATCGCCCAACCCCATTCTGCTGAAGATCGTGAATGCGAACAGGCAGGCATACAACAACCGCTGCACAGGAGTGAATGGGCCGCTGCCTCCAATCCAAAAGGCAACTCTGACTCCGACACCAACGCCGAGCTAGCCATGCCGGTACCAGAGGACAAGCGCGAGACTCTGTTGCGGTACCTGCGCGTCCAGCGGGTTACGGACGCGGAGTTGCGGCGACTTCTCAATGACGCGGCGAGAGCTATGGCAGACGCCGTGCTGCGGGATGCGCCGCGTAGCTTCAGCGACTCCCTGCGCCGTGCCTTCTTCCGGCAACACGCAGCCGCCATTAGTCGGTCGCTTTGGAATGACATCGGGCACGCGACGACAGATGGGCAAAGGCGTGCTGCGCTCCGGGCGATTGAAGGCGCCGACTTCGATCTGAAGAGCCTCTTGCGAGGTCTACCGCCTGACGTCGCGTCAGCCCTCATAGACAGCACTCGTGCTGGGGCTAGGTTGGCGCTAGACCGTGCGATTGCCAGGCTTGGGGGTAGAAACCAGATTGTCTTGGCGCAGAGCGTCTACCGGAACACACAGCTGATGGACGGGACGATCGACCGGCTCATCAACTCCGGGATAGCCCGTGGCCTGTCTGCGCGCGAGATGGCGGCTGAGGTCCGGCGCTTCATCCTCCCCAACGTCCGTGGGGGAGTGTCGTATGCAGCTATGCGGCTCGGCCGGACCGAGCTCAACAACTCGTACCACTCTGCGAGCGTTGCGTACTGGAGCGACTCGCCATTCGTGCCTGGAATGCAATGGAATCTGTCCGGCTCACACCCAAAGGCAGACATTTGCAACGAGTATGCCGATGAAGATCATGAGCGGTTGGGCCGTGGCGTCTTCTCGACCCTCAACGTACCGCCAAAGCCGCATCCGCAATGCCTCTGCTATGTCGTCCCGCAGTCGCTCTCGGATGACGAGATCGTCCGCAAGATGAACCGTGGGGACTTTGATGGATTCCTGCGTGCTAATGGCATAGCGGCATAACCAGATACACTCCGCCAACGGCACCCGACCGAGTTGGAGGAGTACAATGGCAGGCGAGAGCGCAACCGGCGGACAGAGCGCCACGGATGCGGTAACGGGTACTGGTGCACAGGGCGGCACCGATCCGGCCAGCAATACTGGGAATACTGACGGCGGTACGGACACCGGACAGAGCGCCGGCACCCCTTCCGAGCCGACCCTCAGCCAAGCCGACTTCGACCGCGTCAAGAACCAGCTGTCTGCGGCCGACAAGCGGCGCGAGGAAGCCGAGCAACGGCTAGCGGCAATCGCGGACAAGGACAAGACGGAACTGGACCGGGCCACTGAGCGGGCCAAGGCTCTGGAAACCGAATTGGCGCAGACGCGAGAGCAGCTGGCGATGCTTCGCCTGGAGCGGACCATGCTGGCCGACGCTGAATGGGGCGCCGACAAGTGGCACGACCCAGAGGACATCGTGGCTCGGCTGCACAAGGCGGTGAAGGACCAGACCATCACCGTGGCCGACGACGGTACGCCCGACATCAAGCAGGTCCGTGCCTTCCTCAAGGACACTGCGGAGAAGCGGAAGTACCTGGTGAAGGAGACCGGCACGAACGGCGCGACTCCGCCAGCGAGCGGCGCCGCTGTTGGGGCTGGTGACCGGCGGACAGGAGCCGACCAGAAGTCCAAGGATGACGAGCTTCGGCGCCGGTACCGCATTCCGTAAACAGTCCTGAAGGGACAGTGATGAGCAGGTTCGACAAGTATGGCCCGGTAACGGGTGGGTTCCGGGTGCAGCTCGCTGCGGCAGTCATCCTGGGGAACGTGGGTCTCATCCAGGGGATCTCCGTGAACTCCTCTGGGAAGGCCGTCCAGGGTGCGAGCGCGCTCGGCACCTATCGCGGGCTCATCTGCCCTGACCGCGTCTTCGCGGCCAATGACCCCATCGACGCCATGACTAGTGGTGAGATCGTGGAGGTGCCGACCTTCACGGCGGGACAGGCCATCTACATCGACGTTGCCACCGGTCTGCTGACGGCAACGGCCGGCTCGAACCAGTTCATCGGCCACATGGTCGAACTCAACCGTCTGGTCGTCCGTCTGTCGCGGACCACCTGAGAGGAGCGAGACATGACCAGCACACTCATCGCTCCGTCTACTTCGGACATCGCGGCTCTCGCAGAACTCCGCGACCACAAGGCCATGCGACCGGTCGCGCCGACCTATCGGCGTGACGGCCGGCGTGCCGTCGACATGATCCTGCCGGCCTTCGCTTCGAGCATCCGGCCGAAGAAGGGCATGCGGCTCATCGACTTCGATGGGCTCGGCATCAGGGCTGGCATCGGCGGTGGCGCGGCGGCCAGCGGTGGCTACAACGCTGCGGCTGACATCCTGACGACGCTCGCGGATGGCACGCCGCTGAACGACCTGTGGGCTGAGTTCCAGCGCACGATCGTTCTGGCGAACGAGCCGCGCGACCGGTTCATCAACTTCCTGACGTTCCGCGTGACGCAGAACATCGAGACAGTTCTGCAGTCCGGAGGGCAGACCGACTTCGAGCGCGCGACGGAGTACGGCGAGCCGGTTGGCATGCGGACGAAGCTGGCCTACTGGCAGATGGGCTACGACTTCGACTGGTACGACCTGGCGGCGCGGTTCACGTGGCAGTTCCTCGCGGACGCGACAGTCCAGCAAGTCCAGGCGCTCGCGGCGCAGGCGCTCGAAGCTGACAACCGCAACGTCTTCACCAAGGTCATGAAGACGGTCTTCAACTCGACCAACCTGACCGCGACCATCAACCAGAACGCCTACAACGTCTACAAGTTCTGGAACGGCGTCACGGTCGGCACGGTCGCGCCACCGCCGTACAAGAACAACACCTTCCTGACCACCCACAACCACTACGTCACGTCGGGTGCGGCCACGCTGGACTCAGGTGACCTGGAGACGATGCAGACCCTGCTGAACGAGCACGGGTACAGCGTCGCCAACGGCTACCAGCTGATCCTGATGGTCAACCCGGCCGCCGCGAACACCATCAGGGCGTTCCGGTTCGGCGTGGTGAACAACAACGCCGTCACCGCCAACTTCGACTTCATCCCCAGCCTGGGACAGCCGGACTTCACGCTCTCCACGACGCAGACCATCGTCGGGCAGCGCCTGCCGGCCACGTTCCAGGGCTTCACGGTCCTGGGGTCCTACGGCGACTGGATGATCATCCAGGATGACTACATCCCGACCGGCTACATGTTCGGCTTCGCCACAGGTGGACCGGACAACCTGAACAACCCGATCGGTATCCGCGAGCACGCCAACCCCGCGCTGCGCGGCCTCCGGCTCGTCAAGGGCCAGACTCCCGACTACCCGCTCATCGACTCGTTCTACCAGCGTGGCTTCGGCACCGGCACCCGGCAGCGCTCCGCTGGCGCGGTCATGCAGGTCACCGCGTCCGGCTCGTACACCATCCCGACCATCTACCAGTAGCCCCAAGCCGGAGCCGGCCAAGGTTGGGTGCCCGCCGGCTCCGGCTTGGTCCGAAGAGGACAGTCCTGAGGAGACAGACATGAGCAGGGTCATTGACGAGACGGTGCCGCTGTCCGACGCAGACCGCGAGTTCCTCAACAACAACGGCCAGGAGAACCGCGTGCGGCGGCTGGACGAAGTCCACGGCGTGGAGCCGAGCCTGCCGCCGTACATGACGGGCAACGAGCCGAGCCTGCAGAGCGGCGTGCCGGCCGGCGTGCTCGATGCGCCAGGGCTCTCGCCGGCAGGGCTTGCGGCGAACGTCGGCGCTCCCTCCATGGCGGCCGCTGTCGCGATGGCGTCGGACGAAGCTCTGGAGGCTGAGCTGGAGCGGCGCCGGAACGCCGCACAGGCCACCAGCGGAGAAGACGACTACGCGACGTCGGACGTGGTGGAGTCGGACGACTACCCCTACGAGGACTGGTCGTCGGCGCAGCTGAAGGCGCAGCTGGGGCACCGTGAGCTCTCCAAGGCCGGCACGAAGGCCGAGATGGCACAGCGACTGCGGGACAACGACGCCAGCTAGACCCGATAGCGGCAGAAGCGGAGCGTCCCCCGACCCGGATGCTCCGCTTCTGTCTACTTAGGACAGGAGCCTTGACCAATGCTCACTGACTTCGCCATCGGCCTGATGCTGGACGCGCTGGACGAGTCGCAGACGAACGGTATCAAGTTCTGGTCGCTGCACACCGCGTACAGCGCGACCGGAGCGAACGAACTCACGGGCGGCTCGCCAGCGTATGCACGGAAGGCTGCGGCGTACGCTGCCGCGTCCGGCTCGCCGCGTACGAAGGCCAGCAGCGCGGGGCAGACCTTCGACATCCCTCCATCCACCACTGTCGCTTGGGTCGGCCGTTGGGACGCCGTGACGGTTGGCAACTTCCTCGGCATGGGGCCGGCCGGTGGCGGCGCGCGCCGGCAGTTCTCGGTCGTGGACCCGGCTGATATTACGGCCAACACCATCGACTCTGCGGCGCACGGCCTGTCCGTCGGCAACCAGGTGGTGTTCTGGGCGTCATCCGGCGCAGGTCTCCCCACTGGACTGACAGTCGGTACCATCTACTTCGTCATCGCTACTGGTCTCACCACAGACGTCTTCGAGGTCAGCGCAACGCTCGGCGGCTCGGCAATCGACATCACAGCTGCCGGCGATGGCGAGTTTCAGACCATCGTGCCTGAGGTCTACACCGGACAGGGCACGTACAACATGTCATCTGACACGCTGTCGGTGACGTCCGTCTAGAAAGGACAGACATGCTCGACGCGAGACGCAAGCTGATCGCCGCTGCTGCCGCAGTTCTGGCCAGCGTTGGACTCGCCACGACTGGAGTGCTAGTCTCGCGGAACCCTCCCGTCCGTGTCGCTCCATCCGCCGCAGCCGCACCAGTGTCTACTTCGGACTTCGGCGCGAAGACCTGTACGACAAACAGCAGCGGTTACTGCCTCGGTGTGCCGCATGGGCTCGGCCGCGTGCCGACGTCGGTCTTGGCGACAGCGAAGGCGCCGATCACGGGCACAGTCGTGGTTGGAGCGATCGACGCTGACACGTTCACGGCTACCACCTTCCGCATCCGGGTGTTCACCTCAGCCGGAACCATCTTCGCGTCGCGGAGCGTGACCTTCAGCTACCTGGCGTCCGCTCCTGAGCCCACGGTGCCGCCTAGCTCCACCCCTCCCACAACAACGGCCGCACCCCCGACGACTACCGCTCCCGTCACGACCACGCCGGCTCCGACCACTACCGAGCCGCCGAGCGGCTTGATCTGGCCGGCTCCGGGATCGGTTGGGCTACAGACAACCACGACAGGCACGATTCCGGGCGGCCGGCTGGCCGAGCCAGGCGACTTCGGCGCGCCGTGGACCGGCACTGGGACGCAAGCTGATCCGTTCCTACTCGACCGCAAGCTAGTGACCGGCGGCTTCCGGTTCGGCTGCGGGTGCGGAAGCTCGGCCCTGACGGACGTCTGGGTGGAGCTCACGAGCGACTGGGTACAGGGTGACGTCGGCGCGCCGACACCGGACAACAGCAGGTTCATCCAGGTCGAGAACGACGGGCCGCACCTGACGATCAAGTCGAGCAACCTCCAGCCCGCCGGCTTACTCTCCGCAGACGGCATCCGGACCGACAACCACTGCTCTGACAAGGGTCTCCTGAGCTACGTGCCGTTCGTGCTCGAAGACTCGCGCGTCTCCGGCGCCAACGTGCTGGTGGCATCCGAGTTGGAGCTAGGCGAGGCAGGAACAGTCGTCCGGCACAACGATCTGCGCGGGATCTGTTCCAACTCCGGCGACCACACCGACGTGATCAACGAGAACGGGCACGGCTCCAACACCGTGTACGAAGCGAACTACATCGATGGCGTCCGGTCGGGCGGCACCGTCGTGAACAATGACATCGGCCTCTACAACGACAACATCGGCCAGTGTGACGCTTGCGCGACGACGAAGAACCACACCATCCGGAACAACCGCTTGGTGCGATACAACATCGGCGTGCTGTCGAGCACGAACACCAACCTGACGCAAGGGCCGTGGGTTGTGGAGGGCAACGTCTTCGACTCGCCCACGCCACTCGGCAACAGCCCAGGGCTTGCGTACAACGCTCGCACGCCGACGTCGCAGTCTGACAACACGGTGAATGGCTCACCGGTCGCGTTCTGAGGGGACGACATGGGAATCCAGACCTGGCACGAACAGTTGATGTCGCTGGACGTCGATGGTCCGGCGCTCAACACCTTCACGACAGCGAAGTCCATCTTCGGCGCTACCACCGATGCGGCAAGCAAGGCCAAGATCACCGTGCCGCCTGGGTTCTTCGTACCCGGCAAGCATCTGTTCGCGAAGCTCCTGGGAGACCTGTCGAACATCGTGACGACTCCTGGCACAGTCACGTTCCAGCTGATGGTCGGCGCGGTGATCGCGTGGACGTCCGGCGCGATCAACATGCCGACGACAGCGCACACTGCTCTGCCGTTCTGGTTGGAGATCGACGTCACCTGTCAAGCGAATGGCGCCGGCACGCTCGGCAAGCTCATGGGGCAGGGCAAGATCGTCTCGCAGGCCGTCGCCATGACGGCGGCTGCCGACTCGGCCGCGCTGACTCTGAACACGCTTCTGCTACCAAACACCACGCCGGCTCAAGGTACCGGCTTCGACACCACTGTGTCGAACACCATCGACGTGTTCGCGGCGTTCTCCATCTCGAATGCCGGCAACCAGGTCCGCGTTCGGCAGTACGAACTGTCAGCGAAGAACTAGCGGTAGGCCGGTCGTGGCACGCTCGTTCAATGGGACGTCCGACGTCATCACGATGACGGCGTCATCCCCCATTGCCAACTGGCTGTTCGGCACGATGGTGGCGGTTGTCAAGCGCGGCAACAACACCAACTGGAATGGTCCCGTCTGTCGCGTCCAGACCGGCGGGACCGTTCCAGAGTCATTTTTGGATATCTCCCCTACCGCGCACGCAACCAACAATGCGCTTTGGTACGACTTCGCGTCGTCGCAAGATTCTGCGACTGATACGCCGAAAGTTCTTGCTGCGGACGGTTGGGTCCTGATTGCGGCCTCGAAGGCGACTGGCACCAACACTGTGAACCTGCATTACTACGTGTTCAACACCGGAGTCTGGACCCGAGTCGCGGCTACGTCGCAGGCTGACTCGATTGGGATCACCGGCGGCTCGGTCACGATTGGGAACGTGGTCGGTGACTTCTTCATTGGCGACATCGACGTGGTTGCGTTCTTCCCAACTGCTTTGAGTAATGCTCAAATGGACACTCTGCCGCTTTCTTTGGCGAATTGGGACGCTCTTACCCCGACCGCAATGTGGGTGCTAGACCAGGCAAGCGTAGCAACGCCAGTTCCGGACCGAACTGGTAATGGGGCCAACCAGTCTGCTATTAGTGGGACGTCAATTGCTGCGACTTCGTCTCCTCTGACACAAGGTTCGTCTCCGAATTGGGGCAGTCCGACGTTCTGGCCTGGCGCCGGACCGAACCCAACTCTGCGGTTCCCGCCGTTTCAGAGCTACGGCTATACAGCGGCGGCAGTCGAGGATCATACCCACGGAACCGAGACTGACGGCCTAGCTTCGGACGCGCTAGGTGGCGCGAAGGCCGCTAGCAAGACCACACAGGATGCGCCGGTTGGATCCGAGCGTCCTACCGGAGCGAAGGGTTCGGCAGCCGCTACGTCCACTACAGGACGCATAGCCGACCTGCCTACGTCGTTCCGGACAGCGAGCCAAGCGAACGTAGAGCCGGCCGCTGCGGACGGACGGACCGGAATTGGGACAAAGTCGTACAGCAAGGCGCAGGTCGAGCCGGCTTCGAGCGCGGACAGGCCTGCCGGCTTCAAGTCCGCTACTGGAGCGACGTCAAGCGCTGTCGGCGCGGCCGATCAGCCGACCGCAGCGAACGTCCGTGGTGGAGCTACCGCCTCAGGCGTACGAGCGACCGAAAGCACAGCGATATCCAAGACTTCTGCTAGAGCTACAGTCGAGCTATTGGGCGTGAGCGAGCGGCCTTTGGGATCGAAGCTGGTATTGCGGTCTGTGCTGTCCGCTCCAAACGCTCGCGACGCCGCAGCCGGCCTCAGATTTGCCTCTGCGGCGACTCGGGTGCTGGTCGGGGCAGATGGTCGCTCTGGAGTTGGCTCGAAGCGAGCGAGCGCGCCAACGGTTGAGCTAGCGCATGCGCTCGATGAACCATTCGGCTCATCGGTCTTCCGCGACATCACGATTCACAGTGGTGGACTACCGGAGCAGGTCAGCGGCAGCCTTCCCGTGGATAGGCTTACCGGCAGCATCCGACAGCCAATCAAAGGTGGAGGGATAGATGGCGACTCCCTTTGAGATCCCAAAGGGCACGAAGGAGTTCCTTGCCGTGATCATTGACTCGCCAGACGACTTGACGTCTGGCGTGGTTGAGATCGGCGTCAGCGCTGACGTCGACTCGCAGCCTGCGGTTTGGCTCGCCGCAACGTGGCCGACGCTAGGAACCAACGTAGCTCGGACGTCTGCGGTCTGGGACACGACGTCGGTTGCCTTGGGGCACTACCAGATCTGGGCCAGAGTGACCGACTCGCCAGAGATCCTGCCGCGCAAGTACGGGACTGTGAGGGTGGTATGACGCTCAGCGACGTCGTTACTCTGCGGCACTACATCGATGAGCAGACCGATGTCATCTACGGTGATGCATTCCTGTCTGACGTCATCGCTGGAGCGCCCGATCTGTTCTCGGCTGCGGCTTCGGTCTGGCGCATGAAGGCAGCGCGCTACGCGCAGCTAGTCGACACCACAGAGGCCGGAGCGAGCCGCAAGATGAGCTCGCTGTCAGACAACGCGCTCAAGATGGCGAAGGAGTTCGACAAGCAGTCGACCGACGCCAACGCTAACGCAGGCGGCTTCACCGTCACACGCGCAATCGAGCGTGCGTAATGCCGAGTGACGCTGAGGTTTACATCCGGACCCTCAACACCAAGACGTTCATGGATGCCGAGCCATTGGACGTCGCGTTCTCGCGCCGGCCGCTGGTGTCCGATGGGTCCGGCGGCAAGGTGCGCGGGACAGCGGTTGTGCTCGCGGTACAGCGCATCCGGCTTGTGGCCGCAAACACGCAATTGCCCATTAGGCAATCCGCCGATGGGCGCGAGGTACAGCCCGTGTTCTCGCTCGTGGCTATGCCAGACCTAGACGTCGTGAACGGCGACACGTTCTCGTATGGTGGCGTCCGGTATGAGGTGCTGTTCGTCTATCCCGCCCGTGTGGACGCTACCCGCGCAGACGTTGGGTATGGGCGGTAGTTATGGGGATCACTTGGTCTGGCGAGCTACCGCTCAACCTCAAGCGACTCGACCCGTATGTCATGAAGCGGATGGCCGTGTCTGCGCATGCGTTCGCGCCGCGAGCCGAGAAGCACATCAAGGAGACTGCGCCATGGACCGACCGAACTAGCAACGCCAGGAACAGCCTGACGGCTAGGCCGGAGATACGAAATGGCGGCGAGGAAGCTGTGGTGATCCTCGCGCACGGCGTCTTCTATGGCATCTTCTTGGAGGTTCGGTTCAGTGGCGCGTATGCGGTCATTATCCCGAGTATTGAAGTCTTGGCGCCGCAGTACATGAAGCTGGCGGCTCGCCTCATCTTCGTTGACAACACGCTTGGAGGAGGCAGCGTTGCGTAAGTGGCTGTACGAGACGATTACTGGAGATGCTGCGCTCATGACGTTGATAGGCGGCTCGGCCAAGGTGTTCTCGGCCGGCTCGGTCAACCTGCCTGAGGCGACGGATATGGTGCCGCCGTTCATCGTCATCCGCGCTCTGCCGTCGACTGAGGCTCTGGCGGGAGCCGGCTCGAAGGTTGCCAGGCTGCCATATTGGATTTGGATCCATGACGAGCAGGGCTCCTTCGAGAACGTCATCGGCGCTGGGCTCGATCGGCTACGCGCTGTCTTGCCGCGTGATCTTCCGGTCGTCCGTCCTGAAGGGACACTTATTGAATGCCGTTGGGAAGGCGACTCCGGCGACCAGTTCGATGACGGCTTCAAGACGGCAACTCGCTACGGCTCCTACCGAATCACGGCACGCCGGTAGGATTTGGATGACCAAGGAGAGGAGGGGCAATGGCGAAGATGGCGGTCAAGTACGTTGGGCTCTCAATGTACCGGGCGCTGACGGAAGATGATCTGCGCATCAAGGGCGTTGAGCCACTAGACGTCGAACTGCCGGGTAGCCAGGAATGGATGATCCGACAGGATGCGATGGTAGGGCATCTCAACCCGAAGCGTGACCTGATTTGGGGCCCATTCAATGGGTACACCATGATCATGGACGTCGATCCGGCGCTTGAGGAGATGCTGCGGCGCGAGGGACACTTCACCCTCACTGCTGACACTGGCGAGACGGTTGCTGAGGCGACCGACCCGACTCACCCCGGTGACGTAGTCGAAGCGCAGGACGGCGACACTCCGGCTCAGCGCAACCGAGTCATCCGGAAGTGACCGATCTTCGGTGCGCACACAGGATGCACGGACGACTGTCTGAAGTAGACGGACGTCCAACCATCGAGGTGGCGTGCCGAAGCGAGCTATGCGGGAAGCGTCCAGGCGTAGTAGTCCTGCATGAGTTCGACTGTACGACCGGGAGTCTGGTGGCTACCAGGTTCCTTCGAGACACCCCAGGACTGAAGGAGGGAACCAATGGCGTGGGATCTCGCGCTGCCGTACGGCATGCGTGATGTTGGGCTCAAGTCGCTGCCGCCGCCCTACACCACACCAGGGTCGCTGGTCGACCTGCCGAACAGCCGGACGTTCACATTCGAGGAAGCTGAGGACTTCGAGGAACTGCGCGGCGATGACCGTGTCGTCGCGGTTCGCGGCAAGGGTCCGGCGATCAACTGGGAGTTGGAAGCCGGTGGTATCTCCATCGCGGCCTACTCGGTCCTGAATGGTGGCGGGAGCCTTACCACCGGGACTACCCCCAACCAGATCACGACCTACACCAAGAAGGTCACCGACGCTCGGCCGTACTTCAAGGCCGAAGGCCAGTCCATCTCGGACAACGGCGGTGACTTCCACGCGAAGCTCTACCGGCCGCGCGCTTCGGACGGTGTGTCTGGTGAGCTGTCGGATGGCGCATTCTGGCTCACGGGCGCGAAGGGCACTGCGCTCGGCTCACTCGAAGCCGGCAAGACGGATGCGCTGTACGACTTCATCCTGAACGAGACTGCGACGGCGATCTCATGACCGCCATCCCAGTTCTCGCGCCAGGCTACGGGCAGACTCCTGTTCCGCAGGCGCTCACCGCATCCGACACCATCGCGGTTCAGCAGGTCGGTCGGTACCTCATCCGGACGTCCAACACCACCGCTACTCCGCTCGTCACAACCATCGATGACCCGAACTCCCAATTGCCGCCTGGCGCTACCGCGTCGGCAAGTTGGGCCGACGTGGTCGTCACTACCCCAATCACGACCGGTTTGCGGGCTACCGTGATTGACGCGGCTCGGCATCGCGACCCGATCACCGGTCTCGTCACCCTCACCAATACCGGCTTCGCAGCCGGTACGACAGTCGAAGTGCACGGTCCGTTCTAGACCTGTCCGTCACCGGAGTCCATGGAGGCCAGAGTGGCAACACCGAAGAAGGCCCAGTCCAGAACAGTTAGCGCCGCACAGTTGGCGACGGCCGAACTACAGCGGACGACAGCGCGGCAGTGGATCCAAGGTATGCGAGGCGTGCCCATCACGCTCCCGTCCGGAAACGTCGCGTTGCTACGCCGTCCTGGCCCGGAGATGTTCCTGACGTCCGGTGCGATGCCTGACTCGCTCTCGGCTGTCGTCGCATCCGCCATCCGCGAGAAGCAGGGCTTGCCGCCGGAGAAGATGGCTGAGATGGGCAGCGACCCGACGACCATTGTCCAGATGATGGACATGATGGATGCGGCCGTCGCTGCGGCGGTAGTCGAGCCGACAGTCTGGCTCAACCCGACCTGCTGCGTGCCGGTCGCTGACAGCGACTCGCTGTGCAACGAGACTCCGGGCGCCGAAGTTCACCAGAAGAAGAATGCCGATCACTACCACAGGTTCACGGCAGCGGATGCGATCCCGTTCGACGACCGCAATCCCGAGTTCCTGTACTGCGCCGAGATCGACGCCATGGACAAGCAGTTCATCTTCAACTACGCGGCCGGAGGTTCGCCAGACCTGGACCGATTTCGTCAGGAATACGGCGAACTTGTGGACGGCATATCAGCTGTCGCAGACAGCGCGGGTTAGGCCGAGTGCTCTCTATGGAGTGGAGGAAGCATATGGCCCATACCGGGCATTCTGCTTCGACCAGGCCGTGGCGATATTCGGCGCCGCACTAGAGGCCGAGCTAGACAGCATTGAAGGCAAGAATGCCAAAGAGATAGCCCGGAAGCGTGACCGCGTAATGCGCCGTTGGCTCGGCCTACCTATGCGGTTCAGGAATCCGGTCGGGTAGTAGACCTGGAGGGAAAGTGTCCGACTTCAGCCTTGGACGGGCAGAGGGTGAAATTGCCCTCAAATACAACCCGGCCGGAGCAGCTGCTGCAAAGAAGGACATTGACCAGGTCGAAAGCAAGTCCAGGAAGTCTTCAGGCTCGGTAGACAAGGTAGGCAAGTCCGCTGGGATCGCTGGCGGTCTGATTGCGGCCGGCTTCGCACTCGCCGTCAACTCAGCCGCCAACTTCCAGGCTCGGCTGTCCGCGATCCAGGCCGTTTCCGGCGCTACCGGCTCGCAGATGAACTTGGTGTCGAAGAAGGCACTCCAACTCGGTAAGGACACCAAGTTCAGCGCGTCGGAAGCGGCGCAGGCCATCGAGGAATTGGTCAAGGCCGGCATTTCCCTGCCTGACGTTCTCAACGGCGCAGCTGACGCAACGGTCGCGCTCGCTGCGGCCGGTGAGATCGACCTACCGCGAGCGGCCGAGATTGCCGCCAATGCTATGAACGTCTTCAACCTCAAGGCGCGCGACATGCCAAAGGTTGCGGACTTGATTGCTGGCGCCGCAAATGCGTCGGCCATCGACGTCGAACAGTTCGCGCAGTCGCTCCAGCAGTCGGGCGCTGCGGCGAACCTCGCTGGCCTGTCCTTCGCAGACCTAGCGACTGGGATTGCCCTCATGGGTAATGCCGGCATCAAGGGCTCAGATGCCGGCACCTCCCTCAAGACCATGCTTCTGAATCTCAACCCGACGACGAAGAAGCAGATCAACTTGATGAAGGAACTTGGCATCATTACGAAGAAGGGTGCCAACAACTTCTTCGATGCCAGGGGCAAGGCCAAGTCGCTCGCGGATATCTCCCAGGTCCTGTCTAATGCCCTGAAGGGAATGTCACAGCAGCAAAAGCTCGCGACGCTTGATATTTTGTTCGGCTCGGACGCCATCCGAGCTAGTGCCGTGCTGGCAAAGGCTGGAGCGGCCGGATTCAACACGATGACGAAGGCCATGACGAAGGTCAAGGCGGCCGACGTCGCTGCGACCCGTATGAACAACCTCAAAGGCCAAATCGAGCAGATGCGCGGCTCGATTGAGACAGTTGCGATCATTATCGGCACACAGCTAATCCCGCGCATTACGGCTATGACGAAGCGTTTGACCGAATGGGCCAACGCCTTCGCGAACCTCTCCCCGCAGACGCAGCACCTGATCTTGACGATTCTCCAAGTCACCTCTGCGGTCCTGATCTTCATGTTTGCCGTGATCCGGATCGTCCGCTTCATAACGCTGTTCGCTGAGGCCATGCGGACGATCGCGGCACTGCGTGGAGTTGCTGCCGTCCTCAAAGCAATCGGCGTCGCCGTCAAGTTCCTTAATGCGGCGCTACTCACCAACCCCGTGTTCCTCGTGGTTGCTGCGCTCGTACTACTCGGGGTGGCGCTGTTTCTCGCCTACAAGCGGTCCCAGACCTTCCGCAACATCGTGCAGGAAGTCTTTAAGTGGCTCAAGGACAACGTGCTGCCGATCGTCTTCGCGGTCTGGCGCGGCCTCGTGGCGGCATTCATCGCCATCGTCGCTGCCGCCAAGTCGTTCAGCAAGTCCTTGATTGGAGCCTGGAATGCGGCGTTCGCCTTCCTCGCGCCGATCGTCCGCACAGTCTTCACAGTTATCTCGACCATCATCAAGGTCTACATCGCAATCTGGACCGCGATCATCAAGGCCGGCATCGCGGCAATCGTCTTCGTCTTCCATGTATTCCAGTCCATTTGGCCGATCATCAGCGCTGTCTTCGGCCTCATAGTCGCGCTGTTCAAGCTTGAGTTCGCCATTATCAAGCTGATCGTTACGGTCTGGATACTCGTGATCGTCTCGATCATCCGAGCCGGCATGTTCGCCATTCGAGCCATATTCAGTGTCGTTTGGGCTGTCATAACGGCGATCGTCCGAGCCGCTATCGCGGTAGTGCGCGCTGTCGTCTCGGCCGGTATGGCGGTCATCCGAGCCGTCGTGAGCGGCGCAGTTGCTGCGATCCGCGCGGTTTGGAATGCGTTCTGGAACTCATTCCTCGGCGCTGCGGTCAGACGCGGAGTCAGCCTAGTCATCAGCGGCGTACAGAGTTTGGTGCGAATCGTCGGCATGGTAGCCGGCTTCATGGGGCGCTTCGTTGCAGCGGTAGCTACCGGATTCGGCCGCGCCGTCGCAGCTGTGGCTCGCGGCGCAGCAGACATCCTGTCCCCCATACTCGGCTTGGCAGACAAGTTCTTCCATGCCGGTGTTGAGATGATTGCGGCTCTCATCCGTGGTATCACCTCGATGATCGACAAGGTGCGGGGAGCTATCAGCCGAGTCACCGGCATCATCGGCAAGGCCATCCCTGGCTCGCCTGTTGAGGAAGGTCCATTGCGCGTCCTGAACAAGGGCCACGCCGGTAAGCAGATCGTCCGCATGATCATAGATGGTGTCGTGTCGCAGCGGGACAACCTGCGGAAGACCATGCGAGACGTCTCGCTAGTCGTGCCGGAGACGGTTCTGGGCGTACCGGCCGCCGTAGCGGCTTCGGCATCGCGTACGGCCAGCCTAGGCGGCAGCAACGGGACGTCTCCGGCGCTCGCTCAAGACGCGCTCGCGGCTGCGCTCGCTGATGCCGTCACGGAAGGCTTGACGAACGCTCGGTTCATTATCGGCGCCGACGGGATAGCCCGGATCGTCACGAAGAAGATCGCAACTACCTTGCAGACCGGAGCGCGGGCATGAGTGTCACCCAGATTCGGCCGACATCGACAGACACCAAGAAGAACGTCAACATCAGCGGCGCGGCTCCCGCATTCTCGGTCTTGGATGACGCGCCTGCTGTCGACACCACATTTGCCCAGGGCAGCGTCGACAATGGGTTCTTGGAATTGGGGTTTGCCGACAACACTCCGGCGCTGACTGCGACGACCCGCATCAAAGGCATCCGTATGCAGGTACGCGGATCGCACGATGGTGTTGACATCGGGCACGCCGAGACAGCGCAGAACTACTTCCGCGACAACTCCACATTGAAGCTCGGCCCTGTCTTCGCCTTCACGACGTCGAGCGTCTACACGCCAGGCAGCTTTCTCGTCAAGGTGGGCGGTTGGAACTACTCTGGGCCTGGCGGGATTGCTCTGACACAGGCTGCCCTGAACCGCATTCAGGTAGCTATGCACTTCCGCCGGTCACAAGGCGGACAGTTCATCAAGATCAGCGAGCTATACGTTGACGTAGACGTCAACACTCGGCCAGTAGTTGACACCGTTGCTGTCACGGGCGCGACCGGAACGACTCGGCCGACCGTGACGCACAACTTCACCGATCCCGATGATGACGACCAAACCCGCTGGCAGGTCATGGTCTATACGCAAGCGGCTACTCTGCTGGCCGGCTTCAACCCTGGCGTAACTGTGCCGTCCTATGACTCCGGCGTGCTGATCGGAAGCGGCAACACTCATACGCTGACTTCAGACCTTACCAATGGGACGTCGTATATCGCATACGTCTCGGCCGCGCAAGATTGGCCTGGGCCTGAGGGCTCGCTCTGGTGGTCCGACTGGACTGTTGCCTCGTCCAAGTCGTCGGTGTTCACGATCACATTGACGCCACCTCCTGCCCCGACACTCGCGGTCACGCAGCAGCTGGGAATTCCGCATTACCGCAACATGCTGAACATCTCGCTCGCCGGTATCAATATGCACGAGACGGATACAGCTGAGTTTGAGTCCAGCGTCGGCTTCTGGCAGGCCGGCCTGAACTGCCAGCCGCTCACTATCAACTCGACCAACCCGAAGTCCGGCTTGAATGCCATGCGCATGACAGCGACTGCTGCGGGGACAATGAAGGCGTATTCGGGCGGGACGATCACAAGCCGGCACGTCAAGCCCGGCACGATCATTTCAGCGACGCTGTCATTCCGAGCCGTCGCTACGCCGCGAACAGTCAACTGCGGGCTCCGGTTCCTGGACAAGTCAGGAGCGCAAGTCGGCGCCGATGCATTCGGCCCGAACCAGACTGACGCAACTACCGGCTATGTGACGGCGGTATTCCTCAACCAGACTGTTCCTGCGACAGCGGACAGCGCCGACGTCATCGCGCAAGTCGTGTCCGCTGGTGCCGGTGAGATTCACCAGGTAGATGAAGCCGGCTTGATCTTCGGCCCGACTGCTACCTTCACGCAAGGCGGCTACCTACAGAATGGCTCGGTCAAGGTACGCGGCAAGACGACGTCGGGCGCCTACGTCAGTCGCGGTCCGGTTGGCAACTTCGCGCACCCGCAGCTGTACTCGGCTGGCTACCTGACGCACAACACGGACAGTTTCACCGCACGGCAGGCGAACGACTCCGTTACGCACACCGTTCTGGACCGGCCTCCGCCAGAGGCTCCGGACAACACCACGACCGGCATGATCATCTGGGACGTCCGAGTTGGGCCGTTCTCGTACCTCGATATCGGGTACGCGGATGGAGTTGCCACCACCGAAGGCTCACCCAGAATGTTCCCTGCCGTCGCAGGCATCAACTACACGCTCTCGGCTTGGCTGTGGTGTATCCCGAATGCGACTGCTCGACTTGGCATCATCTACGTGGACGAGTTCAATACGCAAGTCGGCTCAACCTTCCTCTCGACTACCGCGAACCTCACCGCAACCGAGCAGAAAGTCTCTGTCGCTGGCACGGCGCCTGCTGGAACGGTGTTCGCTCGCGCTGTCCTCGAAGACACCGCAGGCCTGCCTAGCCTGTCCTACAGGCTCACTATGGTGCGGTTTCGGATTACCTCTGCGGACGACACGCCATGGCCAGGGCAGACCTTCGAGTCAGACTGGTACGACATTCGCGGTGCGGCGCAGGCTTTGCCGCAGGATGGCTCAGACAACTTCAACGTATACGACCACGAGGCCGCGCCAGGCCGGACCATTATGTACTCCGCGCAATTCCTCGCGACGACTGCTGGCGGGCTACCAATCGCGTCTGCCCAGTCTCGGTTCGCGCAGGTCTACATGACTCCGCCGTCGCAGTCGGTCCTCAAGGACCCATTCCAAGCCGAGAATGCTCTAGTCCTGATGCGCGAGCCGGAAGAGGCCGAGTCGCAGGATGAGGACTTCCTGGTGTTCCATGCGACCGGACGAGATGGCGACCCGTTGACGATGAGTGACTGGATCGGCGGGCAAGACGGCTCGCTCGTGGTCGGGTATGACGATGCCCTCAAGATTTACCGGATGCGGCAACTGTCGCCTGCGGCGCGTCCGCTGTTGATCCAGTTCGCGGACGGCGGGCAGAAGTACATTCGGCCAATCGGCCGGAAGACCGACCGCATCCGGTCGTACCTGGGCCGCACAACGCTCGACTACCTTGAGACGAAGAGGCCGTAATGTGGCAGGCATCGCAGCGCTTCTTCGACACCATAGTCAAGTCGCATACCGTGGTGTCGAAAGCCGAAGTCCTCATTGATGGCGAGGTGGCCTTTACCATCCATGGCATCGAGACCGTGGACCCTAACACCGGAGCGCGCGCTGGCACGGTTTCGGCCACAGTACAGGTGCGGCGCTCCTTCGTCCGTCGGACCGCTAGCGCGACCATTTTGGACATCGATGGACTGTTGACACCGTCGGATGCAAAGGATGCGTTCGCGGTTCTGCGGAATGAGATCCGGCTGTACCGTGGAGTCCAGTTCTTCGACGCGACTCCTCTGGAAGTAGCGGCCGGCACACATGTGGAGTACGTACCCATATTCACTGGGCCGATCGGCCGCGCCCGGATTCGCTACCCGCAGATTGAGCTGGAGTGCTATGACAGGCTCTGGGACTTGCGAGGTCGGTTCCCGCGTACTTATCAGATCGCAACTGGCCTCAATGTCATGGACCAGCTAGAGAATCTACTGCGGTCCATTCTGCCATCGGCTCGGCAAGACATCGCGCTACCCGATACCGACTTTTTGACAGCGCTCGCGGTATATGACGCGCAGAGTGACATTTCTACCGCCGCACAGGAGTTGGCGACTGCTTGCGGCATGGTGCTGTACCAAGACCCCATGGGACAGATCAAGGCTATGCCAGAGCCGATTGCCGACCCCAACACAGTCGTTTGGACCTATCAGGCCGGCACAAACAGCACCATGGGGGACATCGACCATGACATTGACGGGACACAGGCCGAGAATGCTGTGCTTGCTACCAACGAAGTCGATGGAGTAGCCGGCCCATTCTCGGGATATGCGGAGGATAGCAACCCTGCCTCTTTGACGTATGTTGGAGCAGTTCCGCGCATAGTGCGGTTCTACTCTTCGCCATTCCTCAAGTCGAACGCGCAATGTGCTTTGGCGGCTAGCACTATCCTCCAGCGCGAGCTAGGCGTAGCAGACACTATCGTTGTGCCTGTGTTTGGCAATCCGGCGCACGAGTCGATGGACGTAGTTCGGGTAGTCAGCCCGCGCGACCACATTGACCGCATTGTCATTGCGGATGAGTTCGACATCTCAACCCGCGCAGCCGATACCAATCAAGAGCTAGCTTGTAGAACCCAGGTGATCTAAGATGGCAGCAGACGAAGTCCGCGCGATGCTAGCGCTGTTCAAGCGCGAGTTCGGCAACGTCTTGAATGCGCCGGTTTTGAAGGTAGCGACAATCAGCGCCTTCGCGGCCGGAGTAGCAACGATTACTTGGGCTATCGCGGACGATGACCCGAATCCGCCCGACCCGGTGCCGGGCGTGCCATGGCTGTCATCATACTCGCCTGCTGTGGGGGACAAGGTCTATTTGCTTGTTGCCGCCGGCTCGCCAGTAATCATAGGCTCGATTGCTGGAGCTAGCGCCTTCCCGACCGTGCCGCTTACCTACACTGACTTGGCCGGCACTACTGACTTCTCATCAGCCAGCTACACCAGCTTTACTGGAATAGTCTGCACACTCAACAAGCTGTCGCCCGTTACCTCGATTCTCGTGCGAGTATCTGGCACCGGAACTATCATCACTGCCGCGAACAATGCAATGTCATTTGCGGCGCTTGTCAATGGAGTCGATACCGAGATTGGTCAATGGTTCGGTAACGTCACCGGAGACCGCAAACCATTCTCGGTTGAGAACAAAGTCGCACCAGCGCTCGCGCCCGGTAGCTATACAGTTCAGTTTCGGGTCAAGCGGACTTCCGGTACCGGAGCCATGCGATTCGACGCGAATGACTACGTGTCGATATCTGCACAGGAAGTCATGTAGCTCCCATACAACAGAGGAGGGCAAATGGAACCCCAACCAATCACGGCCGAAGAGGAGCAGACCGCCATTCGTGGCGCGCCGCATCCTGCGCACGGCTCGCACCAGCAGCAGCCGGGCGACGACTGGAGCGAAGGGAATCACACCAGCGACCAGGAACTGGATCAGATGACTGTCAAGTACGTTCCGGCCGAAGATGGTGGCTCGGCGCCGGTGGTGCCGTAATGTGGCTCAACTGGCTACCTGAAGCAGCCGGCATGACGGGCTACCCGGTTGTCGTGGTGCCGGGCTGGTCGACGCGCGGACATGGCCAGATGACGGAAGTCCGTGGCATACTCGGGCACCACACCGGTTCGCAGGCGGACGGCGACTACCCAACCCTCAACACGATCATCAACGGTCGCTCGGACCTGCCTGGGCCGCTGGCGCAGAACGGTCTCGGCCGCTCAGGTCGGATCTTCATCTGTGCTGCGGGTCATTCCTACCACGCTGGTGTGGGCGAGGGATGGGGCATCGTGTCACCTCCGGCATATGGGGGAGCGCGACTAGTCGGCATCGAGGCTGAGTCGCGCGGCGCCGGCGTGGACTGGACCAAGGAGCAGTTCGACTGCTACCCGCGACTGGTCGCAGCGAACATTCTGACGGCCAAGAAACACGGGCATTGGGTCGGTGCTGTCAGTGCCGGCGGGTACATGGGGCATCTCGATTGGGCGCGGCCAAAGGGCCGCAAGAACGACCCGAAGCCGGCTCCAGACGGCCGACTGAGCACGATCTGGATGCGGGCGCGTGTAGCCCTGTACCTCGTCAACCCGAAGACCATCAACCGGAATGCAGCGACAGGAGATGAACTCGTCATGGACGCTGAGGCCAAGAAGGCATTCGCGGAACTGCTGACTGCGGTCAACGAATGCAAGGATGTCAACTTCAACATCCGGCGCGGTCAGGTTCACGCCGGCCCTGGAACGCCGTTCAAGGAAGACGGCCCGCACGGCGCCATGTCGAACACGCGGACGAACGCCTACCTGAGCAACCCGGACCCCAAGAACCCCGGAGTGCTACAGCGGCTCGACTCGCTGGAGAAGGCCGTCAAGCAGATCCTCACGAACACCACTCCGC